CGCGGGATTTAAACCAGCGGGTAATTTGATGCCCAGGGAGAGAGACTGAGAACCTCGGCCAAGTGGGGTCCGATGACGGGTAGATTTTGACCGCGACCCGCGCGGCAAGTGTTGAATCGTTTGTCTTCATTGTCGTTTGTCTGTTCGTTTGTTGTTATACCGTAGGCAATGAACATACCAGCGAGCAAGCCCACAAGATAGTCCGTAATAATACGGGATTTCGCTTGCCCTGGGAGCGAGACCTGTGCGACAAGTCCGGCATGATCACAGCAGCCGACACGGCACCGACAAAACCATACCCGAGACCCACCCAAGAGCAGAAAATAAAAGCTCGCGCCGCATACGTTCAAGGGAAGGGGTCCGCTCGCGTTGTTGCGGGTCTCTTCGGGCTCAATGCAGAGACCGTGCAAGACTGGATCACGGATGAAGGATGGGTGGACATGCGAGCGGATTATGACAAGCGGCAACTTGAGAAGTTGCTCGCTCCCCCGACACCGGCGCCAGCAATCCCGCAAGAGCAGAGCAGCGGAAACCGACAGGTGGACAGACTGTCTGGACAGATGCGTGCGATAGAAGAGCAGATGGAAGGAATGACGAACGCCGATAGCCTTGCCAAGCTCGCAATGGCTCATTCAAAGCTCTTTGACGCATGGTGCGTACTCACTGGCACCCCTAGACCTGGGGTCCGCAAGGTCGCAAAGCCGGGTCGTTCGCTCGCTCCTATCGTGGCGCCTACTGAGTCTACAGCGCAAGCGGTTGAATCACAGCCGCTTCCCGAATAATGGCATCACAATGCTTATTATGTTTCAATCGGGCTTGCTCCTTTCGTAAGTGACTCCTAAGCATGCTTTTGCGCTGGTCTGGACCGTCACCGCGGGCCCAGGGCGGCACCCCCCGCGCGGCGTGCCCGATCGTATATGACGCCCCCTCTTTTATCGGCAGTGCATTTTACAGCATTCTCTTGGGATTCAACCACTTAATGAACTGCCTTGCTGGACGGTGAAACCACAGTGCTTCGGGCATCTCGATCGGGACCCCGGCGATGTCGGCTCGGAAGTCGATCATTGCGCGCCAAACTTCGATTGGCATCCACTTGGGCTTCAACGGTTCAAGGCTCTCGTAGCAGACGTGTCCTATCCAGGCGTCGTCAGTTGGTGCCCAGTCTTTGAGAATCTCGCGATCGAAGTGCGGGGTTTGGTCGAGGAGGAAGTTGATGTACTCCGAGCAGTCGGGCTCCTCTTTCCTGCGTAAGTTGGGCTCTTTCACGTGAGTTACGTCGATTCCTGCAACCGTGTCCGGATTTGTCCGGGACATGTCCGGGACATCCTCGTAGGTGGAGTTATACCCACGCGCGTTATAGATGCCGTGACAGGAGAGGGCCTTTCGGCGGGCTCCTGCTCCGCGCCCCATGGTGTTTACTGCCATGGGTGGGCGGACTGTCGGGTTTGACTATTGGTCGCGGCGCTGCGGGGACAGGCGTAAGGACAGCGGTAAATGCCGTCGACGCGGACCTCTTCGGACTTTGTTGTCGCAGGCCCATGCCCCCCTGCTCGGGGACGGCACGTTGACACATGGCTTGGGCTCAATCAGCGGCCCTACTGTGACCATGCGTTGGTTATCTGCGTCTGCACTGCTTCGTGCGGATAGCGGGGAAAGGGGTTGTTGTACTCGAGGATGAGCCTGAGCCCTGGTTGTGCTTTTAGGGGATACCCAGAGCGGCCCTCCCACCTGCGGGCAATTGAAGCGCCAACCGCACCGTGTACGCTCGAAGTGTGCGCCGGGATGGGTAGCTATTTCACTACGGGTCCGCAGCGGAAAACGAGTCGATTGGTACCGTGGAGGCGCTTCAAATTGGCGGCACCCCTGATCGGCAGTCTCAGCACACGGGGACTGTCCAGGAGCCCCGTTCGTTTTGGACACGTGCTTAGCCGGGGATGCCAGAAGATCAGCAAGGGTCCCGCCGAACTGACGGACCAGGACGGGCATAAAACAGGACCCCCGTTCGGTTCCTCCGACGCCGGGGGTCCTGCCGCCAATGAACCGATCCGCTGCTGGATTCGTGGAAGGGAAGGCTCCAGCGGGCCTTGCGTCTGGTTTCCACCCCAGATCAAACCGGCGCACGACCACCATAGTAATGCGCCGATCACACAGCCAACGAACAGGGATACACTCCTGATTTGCTGCGTGAAAAGGAAGCGCCGCGCGTTGTTGAAATCTTGGAACGATTTGCCCACCTTGAGCGACGCGCGGCGAAAATGTTACTGTCTGTTCCAGATTCAACGTGGCACTTGTCGCACACGTGCTCCGGGGTTGTCAAGTGGTTTTCGGCGGGACCTTGGAAAATCTCCGATCCAGGTCCTCCACGGTGATCGTCCGCTGGCGGCGCTTCCAGCCCTTCGAGTGCCGAAAATGCCAGTCGTTTCCGGGGTCTGGAACTTCCTTCTCCTGCCACGCAACAGTGACTTTGTTCTCGAAGGATGCGGAGCCCCTGATAATACGATACCAGCGGACGATGCGGACGAGCTTGCTCATGTCATCGGCGCGGGTATCCCGGCTCACCGATCGGAGCAGTCGGAGCGGGCGGGACGAAATCCTGAGAGGGCGGCGCGGAGCCGACGCGGGCGCGTGGCTCGCGTAGTCCCGGCTCACTGGCGATGCAAGGTCCGTCGTCACGCTTCAGGCCCGGGTTGACGGCGCTGGCGAGAAACGACTTTTCGAGCGCTTGCGGGTTTTCCATGTAGCGGCGCAGCGCGTCCAGCAGATATTCCCGGCTCTCGAACACGACGGTTTGACAGCCCACGTGACAGACGAATCCGTTCAACACGGGGATGATTTTTATTTCTCGGGTCATGGGTCCTTTGGTTGTGGTTTTCCGAACAGATCGAAATAACTCTCGGGCGGACAAAGCTCATGCTGCGGGACCCAGAAGGCGGGGCGATTCTTGGCGTATGGAGAGCCCCAAAGCTCCGGTCGCTTCCCGTCGCGGGCGTACGTCCAACCCTTGATCACATACGTTCCGTTTTTCCCGCAGACCAGCCAAAAGATTCGGTCGTCAGGATCGGACGGGTGCAGGCGCAGAGCGTAATCATCCTTCGGTGCGGTGCGGCAATCCATGTCGCCCACGTCGGGACCCCGGAAAATGCCCTTGCCATTCCACGGCAGGCCCAGGAACTTCGACAGCGCCATTTCCCCCAGGATTCCCTCAATGTGAATTTGCCAGTCGTTGAGAGATTCATCACCGTGGGCGGGCTTGCGGTTCAGTTTGAGGTTCTCAATCTGCCGCGCGATACCCGCTAAGGCGCAAAGCTCGATCTCTTCGATGGGTAGGACGACGCGCTTGTTCATTTCAATAGTGTTACATTGGGCCAACCGGCGTGTTTGTAAAGAGCCGACGCAATCACGTCATACCACGCGACTCTTGCCACTCGTCGCACAGACGATTCAATAGCATCGACCAGGATTGATTTTCCCTGCCCGTTCGGGGGCATGTGTGCGCGATTGTTATCCGGAAAAAAGAGCACAATCAGGGTCCTTTCAACGGCGTCGAGTTGGTCCGGGGCGCAGGGAATAATAACCGCCCGATTCCACTTCATGTGATGGTGTGCGGTGACTCTGGAAATCACGTTCACCGATTGGCCGACATACACAAACTCAAACACTCCGGTATCTGCAAAATCCACCAGCACGTAAACTCCACAGATGCGATCAACTCGCTTGATGACTGACGTAGTCCCGATGTCGACAACAGCGGGCAGGCTGAAGGGTAACGGAGATTCTTGGCGGACGCTCATTTCAATCCCTTAATCTCCTTGCTCATCGGTTTGCCGTGGACCGGCGCCGCGATCGCGCCAACCATGGTGAGCAGCGCAGCGACACGCTTGATGCCATTGCGCGCTTTGTATTTATTCATCGGCAGGTCCGGATTCTGCGGCAGCGCGGTCTCCAGGAACTTGTTCCGCTCGATCGCCATTTCCGCACGCTGCTCCAGCGTGCCTCTACGTTTTGCTTGGCCCATGGTATTGTTTTATCCCTCCGGGGGCGGGGGGCGTGATCGGTTCAGTTTCGAACGTCCACCTCCCAGCGAGTCCGTGATCAGTCCACACGAAGCGAGGATCAGCGAATTTCTTGTTGCGCTGCCAGATGCGGCGCGAGGACTCGATCGTGAGTTGAAGGAAGGGTGTCACTTGTTCACCCCATAAAGGAAGCAAAGAGCCTTGATGATTCGCACCCGCTCCCATTGTCTCGCCGTGTTGAGTATCCTTACAACTTTGGAGTAGTAGTGCATCCTCACTCGCCTTTGACGCTTCGGGCTTTTCATTCAGTCCCTCGATTGAATCCCGCACAGTTTCCAGTTCTTGTGTCCCTGCTTGTTCATCCACGTCTCCACCTTGATCGCGCAGCGGACGATTTCTCCGGGAACGTCGGCAGCGTTCAACTCGTTGGTCGTGTCGCGCTGGCCCTTGTGGGGTCCCACACGCTGCGGCGTGGAGGGGATCATGTAAACGCTGTAGTGCAGGCGGGAATCAGCGCGAGCAAAGCCCGCTCCGTCGTGCCATGTCACATCAACCTGAATGCGCTGACGATCAATTTCAAGGACCCCCAAAACCTGCACATCGGTTGGCACGTTGCCGTTAAAAATGCGGACGTGATCACCACGCTTGAGCGCTTTGGCGTCAGAGATTTTCACTTGACCTTGTCCTCCCAAAATTCCCAGAGACCGTGCAGGATCGGGTGGAAGTTGTGCTGCATCATTTCCTCCTGCGCTTTCTCTTTGCTCCAGCCGTTGCATTGAATGCGATACATGCCGACGACGAGCCCTGTCCGGTCCTCCCCGTGCTGGCAGTGGATGAAGATGTTTGTCATCGAAATTCCACCGTAGCGATTGAACACGAAGCCGGGTTGCAGGGACTCCAGCCCGATCTGCTGCCAGAAATTGATCGGCGCGCGGTAGACCGTCATGCCGATTTGCTCCGCGTAATTGTCGGAGCCCTCACGCTCCGTGTTGAGTTTGATCACCTTGGTTACGCCAAAGGATTTCAGGTAGTCCCATCCCTCCTTGCTCGGCTGGCCTCCACGCCAAACGCCTGGGCTCACCTTGTAAAAATTCGGGATTCCGAAACTTGTTGGCTTCGTCGCGCAGGACGTGGTGAGCAGCAGCGCCGCGCCGCCAATGATCTTCAGCAATTTCATGTCAGACTGCTCCTTTCGATCGGGGGGAGTGCGTAGAGGATGCCACGCTTGTTCCCTTCCGCGACCTGGTTGTACGAAAGATTGAAGTCCTGATTGATGTACGACAGCGACTCTCGGACATAGTCCAGATCAAGGTCCTTGCCTCCGTAACTATCAAATCCCCACGGCTTGCCGGGGACCTTGAAATCGTGGATGATGATCACGCAAGACCTCGGGCCAAGCTCAGCGATCACCTTCAACTCGTCCAATAGCGGCCAGTACTCCCCGCCGTGGGCATCAAGGTAGAAGCAAATGGTGGGTCTCAATGGAATTTCGGCTGACAGCGTCAGAAGCCCTCTTAAAATATCGGGTGAATTTCCGCACCACTCCGATATTCCAGGCCCCAGATTACGTTTCAAAAATAGGTCGCTGTTGTTGTCGATCGTGTGAACGTGGTTGACGATCTTTTTCGCCTCGCGCGCTCCGTGGCCTTGATCGGTGCCGGTCTCAATCAGTGTGTTAATCGAGAACTCTTCAACGAGTTGCTTGAACTTTTCAACTGCTATGGGGTCGTGGAACATGGTTCAGCGTTTAGGGGGTTGTTCCGTCCGAAACAGGTTTATGTGCCCAATGCTCAGCAAAGTATTTCCGGTTTGCGTTGCAGGCATAGCATGGACACCCAGGCACGTAATGCTCAATTCCTTTTTCCATGAGATAAAGCTCGAAGCCTCCGAGATCGGCAGGCTCAGGGAATTGGGGTCTTTCGACTGTGACATGCTTGTCCTTTTTCAAACCCAGACCTCTTTGATGCAAGGCAGGTCTTCTGGGTCGCTGGCCAAGCAGGTTAAACCATCGGGCACCAAATCGCGAGCGGCGCTGAGCGTCTTCTGCGGCTGGCCAATCATTTCCATGGGGATCGCAATCACCGCGCTGTCCAGCCGCATTTCGTGGCGCCGGACAACGTACTCTCCGGGGAAATCGCTCGGGTGTTCGTAGATCACGAACATGGAGAGCTTTTCAACTTTCTGGTTCAGGGTTTGGTCGCCCACGGTGCTTGTTCTTTTGTTGTTCGAGGAAAGAATTATGGAAAGCGTCGATCTGCTCCGGTGTCAAAGTTTTGGCCTCCATCGAGGCGGCGTTTCCGGATTGTGATTGCCGAAAGTCCATGAAATCTTTTGCCATTTGGTAGACCGGCCACATGGTCGCCCTCTCCCTTTGGGTCGCGGTCTCCAGCCCCACGGGAATGATCGTCATCGTCGTGACTTGGCCCTCCAACTCCTTGACCTGGATTTTGATTTCAAACATTGACCTTCTCCCATTGGATAGTTGTTAACTCTTTGTCAGGCGGCAGCCTTCCGGATTTCAGTATCGCTTCGGCGGCAATGTGGAACGCGCGATCGTTGAGCAATGTCTCTGGCGTCGTGGTTGAGCGATGATATGAACAAGCGTGAATGTCGGTTTGGTGAATCACAGGCGGGCTGTTGTGGTTGGACCGGAATTCAAAGTTGACCTTCCACTCCGCTTTTTCCGGACACTTGTAAAAATCGCAGTTCACGGAAGCTTTTCGATTTCGTCGGCGTAATCGTTCCACTTCACACCAATCGTTGCGGCGAGCAAGCGTTCAACCCCCGTGGCGAAGCAATGCTGCCCATGGTATGGAGCGTGCGGGTCGTCTCCCGGCTCGTCCTCATTGCCCACGGCGCGATCCTTCTCAAACTCCATGTCGAATTTGTCCACAGTCACCTGATCAATACCATCGGACTTGCATAGCATGCACTCAACGAGTTCGTGGACCGCAATCAGCGCTTCCATTTTCCAGGACGGAAGCTTGCTGACGCGGATATTAAGCGTGACGTTGATCAACGGCAGGTGCTCGCGCCTGCACCCGGCGCACGTGACTGCTTCAACCCGTGGAGTGATGATGCTTTGAGAGCACTCCTTGCAAAAATAAGTGTAGTCGTAAAACCAGTCACCCACGGTTGCATACCTCTGGTCCTTGTGCTCGATCGTTTCGATGACGATTCTCATGATCGCTTGTTCCCGTGTTTGTGCGGGCGGGTTTGGTTGAAAGCGTGTTTGGTGAGGATCGCATGCACAATGTCGATCTTCAACCGCTTCGACGTATCAAAGGCCCGGATGACGATGTCGGCAAGCTCCTCCTCCGCGCAGGTGAGAGCGTCAAGGCCAACTTCCCGCATCTTCCCCGCCTTGTCGCAGGGTTCATCGAAGGTCCCATTTCTCCACGCTTCATGAAACTCGCTGATTTCATCGTGCATGTTGTTCGACGTTTGCTCGATGAACGTATGCTTGGTCTGGCCCTTCGGGTGAAATCCCTTGTTGACGGCGTTCCGGTGGATTGAAGCAACCAAGTCCTTCAGAAAACAGTGAGTCGTTAATTCGATTTCGGGCATGGTTCAACAGCGAGTTGATTGTGATTGAAAATATGCAGTATGCCGCGATCGTCCTCCACGACGTACCGGCAGGCGCCAGATTTCTTCGTGAACGCACTCATGATCTCGCCCGAAAAGGTGTAATCGCCCCCGATCTTTCGAACGTGCAGGCCGACCCGAAATAGAAAATCAGTCTTGGGAGTTGTTTGATCGTCGCTCAATCGTCGTGGATAATGAACGAGCGGCTTGACTTGTCAACAACAATTTTAGTGAACAACTGGGAACAAGTTTCCATTGACCCCATAGACAACGCATGAGATAACCGGCATGCGACGTTCACAAATGACGCCACACTTTTTCAACTACACCCTCGGAAACTCGGGTTTTACCGTTCGTCAGAGCGGGATTGTCCCTCGTCGCGCCGGGGGTGTAGTTGAAGGAGCCTGGTGATGTTCGCCAAAGTTTTTGAGCAGATTCTTGATTCGTCGATAGCTTCCGACTGGCAAATCCGGCACGTATTCGAAGACTTCCTGAAGCTCGCCAGAAAGGTGGGCTCGGACTGGATCGTCGATATGACGCCGGACAGCATCTCTCGGCGAACCGGGGTCCCGCTGGACATTGTTGAGCGGGCGATCGCAAACCTCGAAAGCCCAGACACGCAGAGCCGGACTCCAGATCACGACGGACGCAGGCTTATTCGCCTGGATGAACATCGGTCCTGGGGCTGGATTATCGTCAACTACCAAAAATACAGGGAGATCGCTTCCAAGGAGATGGTTCGCATGTCGGAGGCTGAGCGGAAGAAGGAATACCGCAGCCGATCGACTCCCCTCTCCCCCTTTCCCCCTGTACCCCCTAACCCTTGTACCCCTGTACAGAGTACAGATACAGAAGCAGAGCGGTCCCGTGTTGGTCCCGGACATGTCCCGGACAGACCCTCACTGAACAACATGGTTGAATACGGGAAGACCATAGGTCTATCTGTAACAGAATCAACGAAGTGCTTCGATTATTACCAGTCAAACGGCTGGAAGGTAGGAAGAAACCCGATGAAGGACTGGAAAGCCTCAATTCGTAACTGGTCCCGCAACGTCAATGCAACCACTCAAAAACATAATCCCCCGCGTTATGACAGAAATGCCACGACCGTCAACGACCCCGACAAGTGGGCAGCAGCCCGAGCCGCCAAAGAGGGAAGAGAAAACCTTCCAGGACTTTAAAACCTTCAAGGACCCTACCCTCCTTCAGATGCTCGGAGCAGCGAAGGCTTTCGTAGATCAGGCCACGGTAGGGGCAATCAGCGCCACTGAACCGTACTGGCTTTCATTCTGTGGCACTGTGGGAACTGGGAAAACCCTCCTCGCGGACATCACCCTCAGCCAATTGAGGCGAGTGAAAGCGCTTGTTGATCATCCAACATTGAAGTGCGGTATCATTCGAAAGCACTGGCCCAAGGTGATGACGAGAATTTACAGCGGCGAGTTCTGGCATATCGACGACATGGCTGACGCAAACCTGCTCATGCTTGATGAAATTGCGTGCGCGAGGGACCCAAACGGAACAGAGCGAGAATGGCTCTGGCGAGTGCTTAGCGCGAGAGCTTTCAAGTGGACGATCATCACTTCCAACTATTCATTGGAAAAAATCAGCACTCTGATTGACACCAGAATAGCGTCCCGAATGGTGCGCGACGGGTCCGTAGTTATAGCCGCCAACACAGAAGATTTCGCCAACAGGTGATCTATGAAAAAAATCATTTGGAAATTCAAATACATGCTCGCCATCCGAAAACTCTTGGGACTTTCGATCCGGGCGAGTTGGGGAATGTCCGGAAGTGCGGTTGAGAATTACGGAGACGACATCAATATATGGACTCCACAACAAGCCGCCGAAGAAGAGCGAGACGAATGGCTTGCCTGCTCCTGAACAGGTGAAATATGCACCACCCACCAAAACGCTACACCGACGAAGCTCAGATCATCAAGGACATCGACCGAGCCAAAAAGCGCGTGGTTCGATTAACGAAGCGCGCTGAAAAAGAGGACGCTGAGGCCGACGAAATGGCGAAGTTGGATGATCCCAGCAACTCCGAAAAAATAACGACTCTCAGGGAGTTCGCCAGAGACGATCGCGACAAGGCTGAGCGAATCACGAAGACCCGATTGGTGCGTCTCCAGAACACTCTCGCTGCGTTCCGCACTGAGCTTCTGCCTGGAGTGGCCGCTGACAACTCGGTCGTGCTTCAGCGCAAGTGAGCGACGAGGCTGAAAATTGGGACAGCGCTCAGCCTGCGGACCTCAAGCGCACACGCCGCGTCCGGAACGGCTCCGGGGCTGCTCCCGTTGATCGTCTCCCGCCGCATTCAATAGAGTGCGAAACGGCGGCGCTGGGTTGCATCCTTCTCTCGCCAAAGGAGTGCATGGCGGAATCAATCGAAGCCCTCCGCGACAACGGGCAGGAGTTCTACGATCTTCGTCACCTCACGATCTGGGACGCGCTGGTCGAGATGTATGATCGCGGCATAGTCATTGACGTGATCAGTCTCCAGCAGCAACTCAAAGACAAGGACATGCTTGAGCAGGTGGGGGGGATCGCCTACCTCTCAGCGCTTCCAGATTCAACTCCGTCCGCCTCCAACCTGAATTACTACCTCGGTGTAATCGTGGAGAAATTCATCCTCCGAAAAGCCCTTCGGGTTTCCGCTGAGGTTGGCGAGCGCGTCTACACCTACCAGGGTGAAGTTGACGAATTGATGGACACGATCGAAGCGGACATGCTCAGCATCCGTGGAAGGCGTCAGGAAAATGAGGTTAAGACGATCAAGACGCTTATTCGTGAGAACATTTCCACAATCGAGGATTATGTCCAGCGTCAGGGCGTCGTCACTGGAATCCCCACAGGATTTACCGACCTCGACAAGATGACTTCAGGGCTTCAAGCCTCCGAAATGATTGTGATCGCTGGAAGGCCCTCAATGGGTAAAACCTCGCTGGCGATGAACATCGCGGAATTTGTGTCGCTCGAAGCGAAACTGCCAGTCGGAGTGTTCTCTTTGGAAATGTCGGCGCCGTCGCTCACGCTGCGTATGCTCTGCTCTCGGGCGCGCGTGAACCTGCGGAGCATCCGGGAGGGATTCCTCGCGGAGAGAGACGTTCCGCGACTCCGGACAGCCGCCGACCGTTTGATGAACGCCCCGATTTACATAGACGACTCAGGAGCGCTCACGATTATGCAACTGCGTGCCAAAGCGCGCCGCATGGCCATGCAATACGACATCAAGCTCGCCGTGATCGACTATCTTCAACTCCTGAAATCGACCAACCGCAAGGTGAAGAGTCGACAGGAGGAAATCAGCGACATTTCCAGCGGGATCAAAGCGCTGGCAAAGGAACTGGGAATCCCGATCATCGTCATGAGCCAACTCAACCGGGAAATGGAGCGCGAAAAGAATCGCAAGCCCAGGTTGGCGGACCTCCGGGAGTCCGGCGCGATCGAGCAGGACGCGGATTTTGTGGGAATGCTGTACCGACCGAAATCTGACGACGAGGATTCAGAGGAAGACTACAACGACGCCGTCGCGATGAATCTACTCATTGCCAAACAGCGCAACGGTCCAACCGGCGACGTGAATCTGACTTTCCTGAAATCATTCACGCGCTTTGAAAGTGCGGCGAGGGTGTCCGACGAGGACGTTCCGCAGCAGACTCAATTTCCAACATGAGGGTCCTCATAGCCTGCGAGTTCTCGGGGGTCGTCAGGCGTGCGTTCAGGGAACGGGGACACGATGCCTGGTCGTGCGATATACTGCCAGCGGAAGACGGAGGTGAACATCTTCAATGCGATGCGCTGGAGGTCCTCGGTTGGGATTGGGACCTTATGGTTCATCACGCTCCCTGCACCTTCATTCTGAACAGTGGTTGCAAATGGCTTTACAAAAACGGCAAGAGGTGGTTGTCGGACGGCACCGAAAACCAGCGCGACCCGGATCGCTGGCGGAAAATGGAAGAGGGCGCAAACTTTTTCAAAACTCTTCAGTCGGCGCCGATCGACAAAATCGCCGGGGAAAATCCGATCATGGTTGGCTACGCTGTTGAGATCGTAGGGCAGGATTGGACCCAGCGCATTCAACCCTACGAGTTCGGACATCCCGAGTCCAAGGCAACGTGCCTCTGGTTAAAAAATCTCCAGCCACTCAAACCGACCAAGAACGTGTTTTCTGAAATGGAAAAACTCCCACGAAAGGAAAGAGAGCGGGTGCATTTTGCGTCTCCGGGTCCAAATCGCGGGCAAGAAAGGAGTCGGACGTTTCCGGGAATTGCTCAGGCAATGGCAGAGCAGTGGGGCTAAGCCTCAGCGGGCTCCTCTTGCATTTCCTCAACGCATTTGTCGAGGGAATCGGCCTCGGATTCCAAATCGAACCCGCGAACCTGTTCGGCGATCTCCTTGCACTTGTCAACGGCTTCTTCCGGAGTGTCGCCCAGGGCAACAACCGAACCGATCTGTTTCATCTTCGCGATCTGCGGTATGAAAAAATCCACAATTCCGCCGTCGCCCTTCGTGTCGATACGGCAATGGTTGTAAATCTTCAAGTACTCCCGAATATCCTCGGGGAAGCGAATCGGTTGCCAGCGATCAAGAGCCCATTCTGAGCAGAGCAAAATCTGCGCTCCGAATTTCGCTTTCCACTTCGGTTCAACAAGAGTTCCCTCGGCTCCGTAGAAAAGAACCTCGTCGAGATTCTCCATCGCCTCCCACATGACTTCACCGGCAGGCGAAGCGTGGCGGCAGGTGAGATCAATCGGGATGTCGTTACGGAGTTCGCTGGAGAATGCGTTGCAGTAACCAAGCTCCTTCATCACGGGAGCAACTGCCTTGTTCACTGCGATCAATTCCGGTGGCAGATCATCGTAGTTCGAAACCTTCCCAAAGTAGGACTTGTCCTTTTGCTCGATCCCCCAGAAGGATGACTTTGGAAACTGTCCGAACACCGAAAAACCGTCGTAGCCGATCTCCTTCGCGTCCGGAATGCTGGCCTCGATGATGAACGGCGTGAGGTATTGTAGTCCGCCATATTTCAAATCGAATTCATCAATCGCACCCTTCGCGTCGACGTAGTCTCTTGCGAACCACGTCTCTCCCAGGCCGCGAAATCCGGAGACCTTCACAAACCAGCCCTTGTCGCTGGGATTGTCCTGGAAGAATTTCCTCAGTGCGGCTGTGCCGGTTACAAGGTGAGACTCTCCAATGGGGATCGCAGCGGCCTCCAGCCGCTCCTTGGTCGCCCAGCGCGCCAGTTCAAGCTCGGCGCCTAAACCTGATCCCCAAACACGGTATCCGTGATCGCGGAGATACTTCTGGAGCCAACCGTCGTGACAATCCGGGAAGCAAATCAAACTGAACTCGTCCACAACCTTGTCGAAGTATTTGATGCGCTCCACCCCTTTGAGTCCATGTCCAATCAGCAACTCCCGACCGTCAGAAAAGGAGGTCTCCCACGGAGAGAAGTAGCCGACGCGACCAAAAAACTTCGTGCAGAGTTCCGCGAGGCTCACAAAGAGCCCGTAGTCGTAAAACAAAATGCTATCGTTTTGCAGACTCACAGCGATCAGTTCTCAGACATCGGACTTTTCGGAGTCGCACCCTGTTTGACTCCGTTGATGAAGGTCTCCGCGACAGCCTGTCCAGTGCGGAGCTTCAAATCAGTCTGACTCTTCTCTTCGTTGTGCCGCTGCTGCTGCACAAACTTCTGTTCCTTGTGCTGCAACTGCTGCTTGGCTGTCGCGTCCTTGCCCTGGAGCTTCACCTTGAGAATTGCCATCTCGCTTTGAATCTTCGCCATGGCCTCCGGGTCCTGCTGCGCGCTGGCCTGCTTCGCGGCCTCCTGCTGGCGCTGGGCGAAAGCCCGAACATCGTTCATGATCTTGCCCAGCGTGTCGGCGTAAACCTTGACCCGAGATTTTTCCTTCGGGTCCTGGGCGATGATCATAATATGCTTGCCGATATACTTCGCGACGTTCTCAAGACCAACCAAATCCTCGGGTTTGCCGACGCCGCCAGTGGCCTTGATGCGTTCAACAACCTGCCCCATCATTCGCAGGAGCGTCTCGACGATCTCAATGTGGCTCATGCCCTCCTTGGGCTCCATGTCCGCGCCGAACATCAACGAGCCAAACGACTGCTGGGCGTGATCCACAGAATCCGTGACTTTCGACTTCGCATTGAGCGGCACAAGCCGCGCAGCCTTGCGAGCGTTGTTCGTAACCGCGAGGACGTAGTCGTGCTTGATCTCCTGCTGCGCGCCGGGATCGAACACATTGACGCGCTCCATGAGTTCGGTCGCTTCAGCCATTTCGAGCATCCGGTTTCCGTTTCCAAGGACCTGCTCGACTTCGACCTCCCAGCGCTCCGGGTCCAGATATTTCTCGTCCACGCCGTCGTTGATGCAGTCGCGCCGGAATTTCTTCACGTCGAAATCGTCAGAATTCTTGATGCCAAAACGACGGGCAATTTCCACGTCCGCGAAGTACTCCTGACGGTAGGCACGCCCGAGCATGGACGACATGAGGGAGCTAACCTGAGCGAGAAGGGCCTGCACCTCGTATTTGGTGCGCTCCTTCTGTGTCCCGCTGTCCACATTCTGCGTGTACATCGAAGCGGTCTCACCCACTCGCTGCTTGAGATTGGACAAAAGACCCTGAACGAGCCCGTCGTTCACCTGGTAGCGCTCCTGCGCTGTAACCATGTTCAATCCCTCGGGAAGTAAACCTACAATGCCTTGCAGGACGAGCTTGGTGAGACGATCCCTGTCGGCGGGATCGTTCACCCGGAAGAGCATCATGAGTTGCTCGAAGACGTGCTGCGTGAACTGACAATTGAGCCGGTTCATGATCCAGACCAGATCGTAAACCAACCACGCGAGCGCTCGGATGGAATGATACTTGAACGGCGGCACGTTGTTGCCGTCGCCAAACTGGAAATGCACAAAGTTCCCCATGCTCTGAGCAAAGGGCCTCTTCGAAGCGTAGATGAAGCTCGCGGGATCGCTGAACGTCTTCCCAGACTGAACGTCCTTGTCGAGAATGAGCTTCCGATGCCAGCCCATTTTTGTGAGCTTCGTCGTCTCCTCCTCCAAGTGGTAGAAATCCCAAAACCAAATCATGGGAGCGGAGTCGGCGTCGTAGTAACAAGCGTTTTGTTTATACAACTCCGTCATCTGCTCCGGATTATTCGACCAGTCGTAATTCTGCTTATTCGTGTTGAGGTCCTTAAAATCGTTCAGCAATTTGCGAACGCTCTTGAGGTCCCAACCGGGATCAATGTTCTTTTTCTGCTTGGCGAACGTGCGCTTGAACAATTCCCCCGGCTTCATCCCTCGTCGGAAAGCGATGTACCGGCAATTATCCATCGTGAGATCGGTATCCGTTGGCAGGAGAATGTCCTGGATTCCCACGAACTGCGGGCGCCACTTGAATTCATCGAACCACACCTTTGCGCCAACGCCATGGAGCACGACCCCACCCCAAACGCAATCCTGCGTGTAGTAGTAAGCCGGACTTCGGCGCATGGTCTTGTTGATTCGGTTGGTGATTTTGAAACCAGTGTCGCTCTGCTTGTCGACCGGCGCGTCCGGCACAGTGACTTTGAAAAAGTTCCCGGCCTTGCTGAATGCGTTCTCGTACTGGTTGCGCGCTTGATGCAGCAGGGTGCAGCCCTGCTTGTCGTTGTAGTTGATCAGGATGTTGTTGTCCTGAGCTTCCTTTTGCGTCCACGGCGGCTCACCATTGAAAAAAGAGTTGAGGAGCGCGCGGTTTGGGGCGCGCGTGACCTCCGCATTCCTCATTGTGTCGATTACTGAGCCGACTTTATCCGGCGTTGAAAAGTTTATGGTACCTCGATTTCAGCGGGGAGTGGGGTTGAAGGTTTTTCGACTATAGTTCCGCATTCAATTTGCGGGTCTGGTAAAAAACTGGAGCGTAGCAATGGCAAAAGCGAATGCGTTTTGTCCCGGTGGAAAATCACAGCCTCGGGCTTGATGAAGTCCAGCGTCAAAAAGTTCTTGGGAGAATCGGCATCACGGGCCTTCACAAACACAGGCGGCAGTTCCGGCAGGCCCCAGTAGTGTTGAATCAGTTTCGTGTCCGCAGACTTGGGGACTACCGCTTCAGCGCAACCAATGTCCCACGCGTCTTGACCGCTCCTCACGGACTGGAAGTTCTCGATTATGCCATAGCAGTCCGGGGGATAAATTGAACAACCCGTCAAATGAACCTTCGGAAGATCAGGCTGTTTGTCCTGAGTGATCAGAGGCCCCATGAACCGCTTCGGGCAATCGCCATAAACATTCTCCAGTTGCTCCAGCCAATCAGGAACAAGCGGCACGCAATCCGGCTCCATCCAAAAGAAAGGCCAGCGGTATTGATCCTGAATCTGGTAGGCCACTTGCAGGAACATCTTATTGGGAGGCCAGCCGCCTTCTGTTACGGGGACCATCATCGCTTTAACGAAGTTGAACGTCGTCTTTGCCTCCCGCGCCATTTCTATTACTCTCTCGCTGGCAATCTCGTCGTCAGAGGCGAGTAGAATGGCTGCTGCCTTTGGCGTGTTGATCTCTGCCATCCACCGAATAATTTGCGCGGCGAGGTCAACGTCTTTTTTGCAGAAGGGAAGGACTACCAGGAGGGGTGTACTCATATTGCGGGGCTGTTCTGTTCTGTGACGATCCAGCAAGCGGGTTGCTCCTGCCGGATTTTGTCGATCATGGGTTGCGGGGTTTCGGATAAAATGTGCTTCAACGGTACGTGAACTTTAGTCGGCAGGTGGCACCAGCAGAGTTCGCAAGTGTGTAGCTTGTCTTCACCTTCGACGGAGAGTTTGAGATCGTTCTTTTGCTCTGCAAGCAATCGTAGAAACTCGGCTGCCGCTTCAACAGGTCTGAAGCCGGGGTTGTTAAATTGACAGGGAGTTCCGTTGTTGATCGTCGTGCAGACATTGGCGCGGGCCTGGGAAATCTCGGGATAGACCGGAGTAAGCCCATCACCAAACCAACGGCGAATGATGCTCGCACCGTCAACCAACTGTCCAAGACGTTCGGCTGCACCCTGAACAGTTTCCCGGACGTGCTGGGCTGACACCTTGAAAAGTTTGACCGGCTGAAAGGTAAAAGTCTTTTTTTTTGACTGGACCCAGTTCGGGTCAAAGCCCAGCCGCTCGCACTGTGCGGCGTCGAGGTCTTCAGCGACTTCCTGGGCGGAAGCTCGGGGCAGACCATTGGCCTGCCTGACTCTCAGAATCTCGGTGACTGCCTCATTGAACGGGGACATTGACCGGAATCTGGCGAGGTCTTTGCCGTCGTTTCCCTTTTGGATGTACACCCATCCACCTGGAGGAAGTGTGGCGGTTGTTTTAAGTGGCATAGTTCAGACGCTTAGAGCCATAGAGCTTTTCCAACTTTCTCCTGCGTTCGTCAAGCCATTTGTCGCTATCGTTCTCGATCATTATCACGCCAAGCTTCTGCAAAATGAACCCACGACGGCGCGCTCCCTCGATCGCAGTAACAAGCCAGTCGTAGAGATCGGGGCTCACTTTCATCCTCTCGCGGGCCTTTTTGTCGTGTTTACTCTCCACAAAATACTTGTTCCCCGCCGCTGTGCCGTACTCGCGCTGACATCCCTCCCTCATAACATCATCGGGCAATTCCCTCAACTGGTCGCTCTCGATCACGTAGCGGCTTGTCATCCAAAGCTCCGAAACAAAATCGTAGTAGTGCTCGTCGCAGCGCTTGTGCCGACGCTGCTTTGTTTGCTCGTCAACTATGAACAGATCATGCCGTACGGGACGGCGCGTTGGTTTCCCTCCGAATTCAATCGGGACGGGAACCGAACTCCCGAACACTCGGGCAAACGCTGAGCCAAGAGTGCCGCGTCCGGTTGAGTCATAAAATCCGTTCTCCACCAGAATGCCCTCCTGGTCCATGTCGCGCTTCACAAACTCTGCAATCTGGTCCTCTGGAATTTTGTCCCCTCGAATGTTGACTGGAATCAGTTTCGGCGGATTCACCTTGATGATCTGTCGCCCCTCAAGATCGTTGCCGACTTCAATGGAGCCTCCAATACAGCGGTCCCCGCCAGTGCCAGAGTAGGCAGCGTCCACAGCGTAATACTTTTTGCGCTCACCAGAGCCCCACACTGCTTTTTCAAGAGCGCGGTGCTGGACGCACAGGTCGCGCGTGATCACCCGTCGCTCCAGTAAGCCGGTCTTCATCACTCCGACTGCCTGAGAATAATACTGCTGGGAATCCTTGCTCCAGAACGCCTCGACCTCGTCAATCGACTTGCGATTGATCATGTATGGGTAACGAGGTGGTTGATCCTGCGGGAAGTCGTTGTTGGGAGAATCAGTGCCGACAAAGTTGATGCAGCGGCCTCCGGGATATTTCGTGTCCCAAGTAGTCGTCTTCGTCGGTTCAGCCAAACTTGTCCAACCGCTCTCGGGCTCGCAGATCATTCCGAGTGGGTCCATGGGGTCGATCGGATTTCCCATGAACACACCCTTGAAGTCCGGATTGTTTTTCAAGTTCGAGACGGAATCCAGAAAGGTGATGCCCATCAACTGGCACTCGTCAGCGAACAAGCGAACGCGCTTCTGTTTGATGCCGACGTATTTTCCCAGCCCGACGTAGCGTCCGCTCTGCAAGCAGGGAATGCAGATGATCCCCCGCGTGAGGACGCGCGCTCGATCGTCTTCCTCGATGTCGTCCGTGGCAATCGCATGAATGGATTCAAGGACAGTGCCGGGGAGATAATCGAATCGCTCCCGGCCACGGTTGTAGAGGTCCTTGATCTTCCCCCACACTCGAAGCTCCAGGCCGCGAACGTCGGTCGAGGAAACCAGCGTGCAAGTGTTCTCCGGGAAAACCCAATAGTCAGTCAGGGCGAATTTGGCCCCGGAGTACGTCTTGTTGGAACTGGCGGGACCCATCATGCCAGTGATCGTGTTTTGAATCTGCTCCTGCAACGAAAGTTCAGCCCAGCGATGCCAATCGTCTTCGGGCCAAATCAGCGTCATTGCGCGCTTGTAGTGTTCGAAAAGTCCCAGCCCGATTTCGCCGCGTTCGCCCTGCCACTTCCCGCCCCGGCGAATCATGTAAAACTCTTTTTGGAGGTCGTCGGTTTCGGGGGTCCAGTCGAGACCGTACTTTGCTATTTTGTTTGACATCGGACTGCGGAAGAGGACTCTAATCTTGGCTTGACCCCGCAGCCAGAAAAATATGAGTACGCCAAAATCTTGCTGTGCCCCCTGCCCCGATGTTATTACCGTCAACATTCCCGGAGTAGAAGGTCCCGATGGAACGGACGGGAAGGACGGAACGAACGGGCTCAACTCTTTTACGAACACCACTGCCGACTTCGTCGTTCCAGGTCTCGGCAGCGACGTGACTATCAATGTCGTCGACTCCACTTGGATGCTTCCAGGGCAAACCGTCTTCATCACTGGCGCTGGTAACTTTACCGTAGTCTCCAAACCGACGACGACCAGCGCCACTCTGAACTATGACAACGTGGGAGCAAACACCGCGACCGGAAACACAATTAGCACCGGCGCCGGGGTCTCGCCCTCGGGAAAAATCCTGACGGCGCTCCCGCTGACTTCGAATTATCAATCGGGTGGATCGCAGGCCATGACGATCACACCCGCGCAAGTCCTCAACGGGACGATCACTCTGGCGGCTGCTGGGACATACCTTCTTCTGGCAACTGGACGATTCGATTTCAGCATTGCTACTTTCAACAGCGAGCAAATCCTGACGTTCAAACTTCGACGAACGAACAACACGCCTGGTGATGTCGCGAACGCACTCGCCCACTTCGATACCGGCCTGACAGTCCTGGTGAGCAAAACCATGGCAGTCATCCCGCTTCCCCCGGTGAGCTACACCGCGACGGCAGGAGACATCATTCAGCCGTTCGCCAGTCTCAACGGATTGCCCTACTCGGGAAGCTTGATCGCTGTCGAGGTGGGCGTCATGGCTGTTCGGATTTTCTGAGCATGGCCAAAGAAAAGGAAACGCCGACTTGGATTGACGGATTCACCCAACTTGACGCTGGGATGAATTCCGGAGTGGCCCCGCAGATTCTCCCGAGAAACCAAGCCGCGTTTGCAACCAACTGCACCTTCCGCGGGAACTTCGTCACCGATCGACCTCCTGTAAGGCAAGTCACCTTGGACTTCGGTGGAAATGCTTCCACCCAGCAGAATTTTGAAGACAAACTTTTTCAAGGCGCAACGTATTTTAACCCGGACACAGGAACGCAGGCATTGGTTGCGGCGATCGGTGGTCGCTTGTTCGATTGCTCGATTGAGGGAAACGTAGCCACTGTCGTTGACGCGACTGTTCCGGGTGATCCCAATCCTTCAACCGTAACACAGGCATGGCTCTGGCAAGCGGAGTCCTGGATCATCTGGAATGACGGGCAGAGCGTGCCGGTGTTTTACAATCGCGTGCAGACAGCCCGACGATCAAACTCTAACGGCTTCACGTACGGATTAACCACAAATGGAGGCTTCACTGCTCCCCCTGTAAATCAGTACGCCGTCGTCTTCTTCACTGGAGGCAACATGCCACCAATCGGCGGCACCGTTTTAATTGGCGGCGCTCAATATCAGTTCGGAGGATATGCCCTTTCCGTTGGAATGCCGAACCCCGCTGTGGGCGGAACCTTTCCCACGTTCAAAAATCTCACTGACATACCGGGAACGGTTTACGGCAATGGAGTCTCCGTAAAGAGCATCGGTGGAGGCGGCACCGAATTGCCAGTTGGACGCATGGGAGCGTACGGCATGGGTCGCAACTGGATTTCTTTGCCGGACGGGAAAAGCTTCCTCGGTGGAGACATTGTCGGCAGTAGCACCGGCACTGCTCAATTCAATTTTCGTGATGCGGTGCTCAATGTCGCCTCCAACCCATTTTTGGCCGCTGGTCAAACCTTTACCGTTCCGGGACAGAATCAAACGATCAACGCCATGTGCTTCGCCACGACGCTGGACGTGTCTCTTGGCCAAGGACCCCTTGAGGTTTACACCGCAAACACGGTCTTCAGTTGCATGTCTCCGGTGGATAATTTCACGTGGACAACGATCACGAATCCGATCCTCACAGAATCACTGATCGGCGCTGGTGGGCTCGGGCAGAATTCCACGATCGCTGCGAGCGGAGACACTATCTCACGCTCCCTCGATGGAATTCGATCCCTGATTCTTGCGCGCCGCGATTTCGACACGTGGGGCAATGTGCCAATCAGTGAGGAAATGCTTCGCGTGTTGCCGGATGACGCCGCCGCGCTGCTGCAATACAGCAGCGCTTTGGTCTTCGATAACCGGATGCTCATGACGTGCATCCCCACCACCGGAGACAGAGGTGTCTATCACCAGGGTTTGATCGCACTCAACTTCAGTCCCGTGAGTAGTCTTCGCGGCAAGCAGCCCTCGATCTATGATGGACTTTGGACCGGCCTCAACATTCTTCAACTCGTCAAAGGACTCTTCCTTGGGGTCGAGCGCGCGTTTGCATTCACCTTTAACCAGACGACCAAGAAAATTGAACTCTGGGAAATCCTCCCCACCAGCAAAACGAACCACTTCGACAATGACACGATTCCAATCACTTGGTCCTTCGAGTCTGCGTCACTGATGCGGCAGGTGAAGGGCAAGGGAGAATTCGAACTGTGCCGCCTGATCGACGGGGAGATTTACGTCTCCGACGTGATTGGTACCGTCAACTTTCAAGTGTTCTACCGACCCGATTATGACGATTGCTGGCACAAGTGGCATGAGTTCAGTGTATGTGCCAAAAACACAGAGCCGGGAGCACCGTTGCAATACCGGCCCCGCCTCGGACTTGGAACCCCTGACATTACTCAATGCGACCCCACAACCAACAAGCCGTTTGCTATTGGAAGATTCTTTGAGGTTCGCGTGCAGGTTTCGGGGCATTGCGTAATCAAGGGGATGTTGATTAAAGCGTCGAAAGAGGACGAGCAGGAGTTTGCTCCCCAAGTCTGCGACCCGATTTGCACATGAGCAAATGCGATCCATGCAAAGTGATTTCGGAATGCCTCCAGTTCCCGCTGGTGTTCTACAATCTGAACGTGGGAAAGCACTACACCAATCCCACTCTCGGATTTCAAATCACGTGCCCCAACGGAAGTATTGTCACTCAGTACGTTCAGGCTGGGACCGTAAATTTCACACTGCCGTTTCCTCCAGGATTCACCGGAGATTATCCCCCGCTGGTGCTTGGCTGTGCCGCTGGTGGAAACATTGTCCGGAACATTCCGTCAGGCGCGACCCAGGATCAGATCGACGTGATTGTCAATGAGATGATCATCACTTGCGCCCGAGCGATCGCAGAACAGCAGGCCAGTTGCACAGCACCCAACCCCGCGTCCAATGATGTCGTCTATTTCAATCACCCGTGCCCCAGCGGAACTTTGACGCTGTCGGTGACTCCTCCTTCCTGGATCACTCTTGACTCAGCGAACAGCCGACTCGTTGGAGCGGCTGGCACGTTCACTTCAAGTTCAAAGTCGGCAGCAAACGAACTCGCCCAGGACGCGCTGAACGGCTACGGAAATCAGCAAATCGGTCTCGGCACTCTCTCTTGCTCGCTGCCGTGCCCCTCTCAGATTGGAACGATCGCCTCAGTTCAATCGGGAACGGAATATAGCTACACTCCGACCCACACGGCGGCTGTGCAGAGATTGGTGGAGGCGGACATCATTACTCCCAAATTGAACTTCATCAATACGGCTCTCGGCACTGTGATTGCGTCACCCGTGTTCAAAGGCGGGAGATTGGGCTGCTTCGCCGCGTCACAAAACCATTTTTTCCTGAACGACGCGAACACCGCCAACAACATCGGGGTGTACGACCAAAATGGCGGATTCGTGGCAACCGTGGCGTACCCAGATGCTCCCAGCGACCCGGTTTACAGTGCAGCGCAAGATCGAGTTTACGTCACAACTCTTCCAGGCTTCACCCATGTCCGCGGAGTCAACCCCACTACCAATGCCATTGTCAGCGACGACAACCTTGGGGCCAACTACGCAGCGGGGCCACAACTGTTCAACCTGAATGAACGACTGGTGTTCAAAGGATTTCTTTTTTTCGACGCCATGTTTTTCTTCGACATCCCCAGCATGGCCCTTGCCGGAAATGTTCCCATTCCCGGAGGATTCGCCGGTGGAGCGTGTTACGCCCCCAACGCGGGCAAATACCTCGTCGGCGCTTTCAACTCCGGAACATTCAACGCGGAGGTGTGGCAAATCAACTCGACGACGTTTGCCGTTGAGCATGTCTACACCCCCACGGACATAGGCGACGGCGTCTTCACCCTGGAGTACAATCCGGTGACGGGAAAGGTTGTGGGCAAGCAGGCGTTTTCAGGCCCGCTGCTGATCATTGACCCTTTGGCTCTGACGATCGTTTGTGAGATTCCGCAGGTGAGCGACATCAACGCAGTCATTGACGAATCGACCGGAAAGATTTATACGGGAGATGACGGGGCTCAGCAAACCCTGATTTACCAATAGCATGCTTACTTTTGGAGATTGCAAGGCGAGTCGGCAGATCATTTCTGCCGCTGCCGCGTGTCCAACGAGTGACGCCTTCCGGGACTACGTCAATCAGGGAACCGACATGCTCATGAAGCGTGGGAATTTCTGGGGAACGGTTCAACCCTTGCAAGTCTGCGTTTCAAATCAGTGCATCACGTGGAATCGGTACGTGGGAACGGTGCTCGCGACCAACGTGTGCCGCTCAGCGTCTCGTCCTCAAAATAACTGGAGCGCGTTCGTCCCGATTGGACCGATGGGGATTCGTGGAGACGGTTTCGGATTTGGCCACGGTGGTTGCACCGGCGATCTGGTCCTTGAGAATGTCGGCACCAGTCCCGTGTTCAATCAGGTTGCTTGCTCGAAAGCCTTCTACGTTCGCGCCTACCCCTCCGTGCGTGCCGACGTGGGCAAGAAGATCAGGATTTTCGGGATCGACAGCAACGGTCAAACCATTCTCACCAAGAACGCTGACGGGACATGGTCCGAAGGCGTTGATATTACGATCGCGATCGAGTTCGCCTCAACGCCGATGCTGGTGGGGGAGATCACGCGAGTTATCAAGGAGCCCACTCAGGGCGTTGTGAGACTGTTCCAGTACGACCCCGTGGAGAACGTGCTTGTTGATTGCGCCGTTTACGATCCCTCTGAAACCAATCCGGATTACAGAGTCTCCCGCCTCCACGGATTTGTTGGACGCGGCTGTTGCAATTGCTCTGGAGTGAAAAGCATCAAGGCCCTTGTTAAGCTCCAATTCATCAAAGTCCAAGTGGACAACGATCTGGTGATTATCGACAACGAGGATGCGATTGCTTTGGCGATTCAGGCGATCAAAGCCGGTGAGTCCGGAAAAGTCGGCAAGTCTGCCGCCTTCGAAGCCTCTGCAATCCACGATCTCAATTTGCAGTTGAGGGACAAATTCCCCCTCGACCAAACTCCAATCAGTTACAATCCATTTGGCACGGCAATCCCCGCTGGTCGAGCTATGATCGGGAGGATTATTTAGCCTATGGCAACCAACCCACTCTTCAAATCAGTTGGGGGAGGAACATCAACCGGGACTTACAATCCTTCGCCCTCGCCGCGCACTGGACAAGGTGCTTATGGTTTGGTGCCTGGAGCCATTGGCCTGCCGAATCCATCGGCGGACCTCGCTGCCGTTTATCCGAATCTGACAGGGCAAAACGCACAACTGTCCAAGAATATCATGGGGGAACTCAGCGGCGAGCTTTCTCCTGAGACGATCAAAACAATTCAGGATCAAGCGGCTCGCTTCGGCGTCATGAGCGGCAGTCCTCTCAGCGGTTTTGCTGGAGCAGCGGGGCTGAAGAATCTTGGGCTCTCGGTCGAACAGCAGCAAAAGGGGGGGCTTGCCGACTACCTCAATGCGATCACCGGAATTTCGAAGACGCAGACAGTTTCTCCGGAGCTACAGACCGAGACCGCTCTGCAAAATTCAGTCTTCAATGCGGCTCCCGACCCCGCAATGGCGGCAGCGCAGCAGCAGAAGCTTCTGGACAAGTACCTCCAGGAAACCAAGGGTCCCGCTGGCGGCACAGTTCCTCAGGGGGTAACGAGGAGAAACATTTACCCCGGCAGTGCCGAATGGGGTGGTGCGCCATTTGATATTTGATTATGCCCTACGTACCGCCATGGCTCGACATCAAGCCCGCTGACTTCACGCAGGCTGCGGAGGCTGGCGCGAGGATTGGGACACAACTTTCCAGCATTGCGACAGACGCGCAGGTTGCCCGCGAGCGTATTGCTGCATCGGCTGCGGAAAATGCGTCACGTGTGGCCGCTGGAGCGGAAGAGGCCGCAGCACGCAGGGTGCAAGCAGCGCAGGAATCGGAGTCCGAGCGTCAATTGCGCCAGTGGGAAAACCAGCAGCGGATTCAGATGGAGCAACAACAACTCTCCTCCCAGGAAGGTCGCTCAGCCGCAGAGCTTGGGCAGAAGACTGCTTACGAAGGTGGATTGCTCAATCTCCGGAGCGCGGCCAACGACATCGCCCAGCAGCGCGCAGACATCGCTGCGGGCAAGGCTGGAGACACTGGCGGGAAAATGACTCCGCTGGACACTCACATGCTGAGTGACGCCCTGATTCGTCGACGGCAAGCGCAAGCGGCAATCACGAAAGCCTCTGAGGATATTTCAACCGGAGGACCGAGTCGCGACATGCTCTCGAAGCTTCGAGCGGCTGAAGCAGACATTGACTCGCTGACGAAGAAATACGCGGCGCCTCCGACTGCTGGCACGGGAACGAATCCGGCGATGCAAGAGGGTGCGCGCGTCAGAAGCAAAACCACTGGCCAAATGGGAACGATCAAAAACGGGGACGTGGTTTGGGACGCTGCTCCCGCGGCGCCTCCCCCCGGCGCTCTTTACTCTGGTCTTCCCGGAGGCCAGCCCGTATCGTCCGGGAATATGTTCATGGGGGCGAATCTGCCCGCGCTGACGGAGCAGGGTGCCCAGTGATATGCCCGCAACAAATTTCGATGATCTGGAGGTGCTCCCTCCGGAGTCTGACGTAGGACCGATTCAAGTCGGCTCTCTGTTGCAGAAGCCTTTTGTCCCGCCCCCGTTCACGCCGCAGGAGATCAACATCGTCGGAGGTCAAAAGCCCCCACTCACTGGCGGCGCTCTTCTCAACAAAGGAATTGCGGCGCTTCCCCCGGACTTGCAGGACGTGCTGACGAAGCAACTCCCGCAGGTGAGCAAAGCGATTGGAAGCTCCACTGAAGCCGTTGGGAATCTCGCTGTCGGCGCGCTGTCGGACCTGGGGCAAAACATCGTTTCACCCGAAGAGGGTTATCACACGGAGAATGTCCAGACGGCGCTCAACAACCCGATCATTCCCATGCCAGCGCGACAGGGAGAGGAGCGGCTCGTCGTCACTCCCGGCAAAGGCGTTGAGAGCGTTCGCAAACAAATCCCAGCGCAAGACATCGAGGAGCTTCCGACGTACGCGGACGTTCGCGCGGCACCTGGAATGAAGATTCCATTGATTGACACGCCGGTTGCATCCGTCGCCCAAGGCATCGTCAAGAGCCTTCCGCAACTTGCCCTCACCGCAGCCGGTGGAGAAGTGATCGGAACTCCTGCCGCCGCTGCCGCCGTTTTTGGATCAACACCGCAGGGCTTCGACCCCAAAGCCGCCGCGATCGCCGCTGCGCTGCCGTTCGCTGGCAAGTACAGCGGAGAGATTGCTGGAGCGATCGCCAAGCAGTTCGGTGTTGAAAGCTCGACGGCGCTCAACTGGATCAAGGGTGCGGCTGGAACCGCAGGACCGGCTGCGGGTCTTATCGCCGAACAGGAGACGGAGATCAGCAAGCTCCCGAAAGACCAGCAGCATGAAGCCCGCATAAATATGTGGGCGAACATTGCCGGACAACTCGCGCTCGGCCCCATGGGGGTTGAGTTCGAGCGTGGCGGCGCGCCGCGAGCAGAGGCAGGTCCGGAAAAGATTTCCGTCGAAGGCCGACAACTTAAACCCCGCGCTCCGGAACTTCCGGAGATCAAACCAGGAGAATTCTATGCCCTTCACCAAGAAACAGCACAACCTTTTCGAAGCCTGCGCGAAAGGATCGGGCAAGATGTCGGTCAAGTGCCCACCGAAGAAGGTGGCGGCGCGGCTGGCGTCAGAGGGAGTGAAGAAAAGCCCAGTCCGGAGTCAGGGGCACGCGCTGGCGAAGTACGCGCAACACCTGTCGAACAGGTAACAGCATTCACCAAGGCCCTTGATGTCACTGGGCAGCGTCCGCCCAGCACAGAGGAGTCCCATGCCGCAGGAATGCAATCCAAGACGGTCGCTGATCTCGACCATTTGATTGAGGCACAGCGGCAATTGAGGGATAAGAAAACTGCGGCGAGCGATCGGGCGAAATCGGCAACCAGCCCCGAAGCGAAAATGGCGGCATTGAACGAGGGCATGGGCGCGGCGACTAAAGGACAACTTCCACGTGAAGCGATCGAAGCGGCGACAAATACTGGAAGCGCTAAAGAGGGTGAAGGCACTCGCAACAATCTCGGAGAACGTCCGCTTGATTGGCGCAACAACCCAGAAGCAAAGGACTGGCTTCTCAAAAACGGAGCGGAACTCTGGGGCGAGAAAAGCGAGCAGTGGAAAAACTTTCAGGCAGAGGCGGCAGCGCACACTCCTGAATCGAAAGGGGGTGTTGTCAGTGAAGAAACGCAAAGGCTCCAAAAAGAAAAAGGGGTACTGAGTCCCGAAGTTCAAAATGTGATGGAGTCTGAGGCTGCGAAGGACGCTCCCCGAAACCCGAACAACTTGGAAGTCGTCCAGCGCGGCCTCGGACCAAATGCTCATTGGGCAGTGATCGACCATGGGAAGGGCGACGTTGTCGCCACTTTTGGAAGCAAGTCATTGGCCGAACAGCAATTGGCCGACATGAAGGGCCAGAAGACTATTGATGTTGAATCCAAGGCAATGGGTGCTGGCCCCGGCGCTCAAACGATCGGTGAGGAAGGCAAGCCCGAACTCGCCCAACTCACCGACGCTCTCCAAACCATGGCAGAGCAGGGCAAGGGAAAACCTCAACTCAAGCGCGCGTACAGTCTCGGAGAGCAGTTCCAGCAGTTGAAAGCCCCCGTGCTGAAGGGCATCACCGGACTGAAGACCGCAGCGCAATCCGCAAAGCTCAGCCTGACTCGCCCCACGGCATGGACTGGATTCAAAGCCGCATTGGGCGAGCGTCAACTTGCGCTCAGCGAATCGACGCTGAACCTGAGAGACTTCGTCGACAAGGCAATGCGTGGAGTGCCCAACGCGCTCGATCGCGAAGCGATTTCCAATTACGTGGACAACGGCGGAGACCGGCAGAAGCTTCTCACTGCGATCGCGGAGACCGATCCCAAATACGAAGCGGGCTATCAGCGGGCGCTGAACCTCCCGCCCGAACTCCGAAACGTCGCGGAAAACATCCGGAACTATTTCGAGTCTCGGTTGCAAGACGCGATCGACGCGGGAATCCTTGAGGACGGCGTCGAGGATTACATTCACAGATTTTATGAGAAGGATTCTCCTTGGAAGTCCGGTGTCATCTCCGAGATTCGGAGTGGAGTGTTCACCGGCAAGCCTGCATTGGCAAAGCAGCGAATTTTTCAGTACGACTACGAAGCGGAAAAAGCGGGCTACAAGGTCAACAAGGATTTCTCTCAGCGCGTTGCCGCCTACGATTACTCGCTCAACAAAGCGATCGCTGATCGAAAGTTCGTCAAAGATTTAATGCAGTGGAAAATGAGCGACGGTCGACCCGCGATCGACGTGGGAGGCCGCGCTGACAAGGTTGGCGGAGTGGGAACTGACGCAGCGTTCCTGATCAAGCCACAGTACCGCCCCCGCCTGGAGGCCAAGCCGGGGATGACGCCCGCAGAGCTTGAGCAGGTGAGATTGAACGACCGAAGCGAATACGTGCCTTACGATCACCCCGCGCTTCGAAAATGGAAATGGATGACGGTTGACGCTGAGGGCTCTCCGATCATGGTCCAAGGCGACGTGCTTGTTCATAAGGATGCAATGCGGGACCCAAGGAATCCGCTCAATCAACCGATCCCGGCAGTGTTCGGAAAATCCGCCGTCCGCAATTTCAAACCATGGGGAGTTCCTGTTGGTCGCGCCGCGCTGCTGGGCAGCAGCACCGTTAAGCAAACGATGCTGGACCTTTCTGGATTCCATCCGGTTCAGATCACAATCCACGGGCTGGAACATCGAGCCAATGTCCCGCTTACTCGCTGGTCCGCCAACATCACGGGAAGGTCGTTCAAAGCGATTGATCTCAACGACCCGGTTCAACGATCGCTCGTCTCTCACGGGCTCAACGTCGTGGATCACAGCGGCCTTGAAGCCTTCTCGGAGGGCGTCTCCGGTGGAGGCTCCTCGCTGTTTCGAAAAGTGCCGTGGTTGGGAGACAAACTCCAGACGTATCAGCATTGGCTTTTCCAGGATTACATTCCTCGCCTGAAGATGGAAATGGCGACTCATGCTCTGGAGAGAAACCGGGCTGTGTATGCCAAAGACCTCGCCTCCGGGAAACTCACAGAGGACCAGTTGCTCCATATCACCGCGAATCAGGCCAATGCCGCGTTCGGTGAGTTGAATTACGAAATGATGGGACGCAACAAGACCTTTCAGGATGGTTTGCGGCTGGCCTTCCTCGCCCCGGACTTTCTCGAAGCTCGCGGACGTTTCGTCGGCCAAGCATTGAAGGGTTACGGTCGCGAGCAACTCACGGCGCTCACGCTGGGCGCGGCCACGCTGTACATCACCGCAAGGATGATGAATAAAATGATCAGCGGCGAATATCACTTCGAGCCCGAACACGCTTTCGATGTCATGCACAACGGTCGCGCTTATTCGATTCGAACTGTCCAGGGCGACTTGCTTCACTTGGCGTTCAATCCCCGAAGCTTCGCCTACACCCGATTGAATCCCGTCACGACGAGAACGCTGTTCGAAATCGGCACTGGGCGAGACCAATTCGGAAGACCCCGCTCCGCGCTTGATCAAGTCAAAGACTTTGCCTCAACGATTGTCCCGATCTCCATTCGTGGAGCGCTCAAGCAGCCTGAGCAAAAATGGTGGGAGGGATTCATCAACAGTCTCGGGGTGACGGAGCGCCGCGCAACGGCATCGGACAGCGTTTACAAGCTCGCCGACGATTTCAAAAAGAAGCACGGCATTCAAGAGCCGGGTGAGTTCATTTACGATCCCGAGAAGGACCCGTATCGCGGAACCAAACTGGCCTTGATGTTCGACACTCCGCAGAGCGCAGCCCAGGAAATGAAGCTCGCCGTGGACAAGGGCGCAACCGACTGGAAGCACATTGGAGCTTACTTCAACGAGTTCGGCAAAAAGCCCTTCACTGGCAGCAAGGCACGCGAGAAGGATTTCTGGAACACGCTGAGCCCCGATCAGCAGAAAATCTACAAGGACGCAGTCAACGAGCGTCTTAAAATGCGGAAGAATGCCGCCGAAGCGTTCAAGATTCTTCGAGCGGAGCGGGATCAGCAGCAACAAACTCCTTGACGGCAAGCGGCTTGTTTGTGATAACACAAGCCATGCGAACCCGCGCGCACTATGATTGAGCCCAAGCAGCAATTTCTCTCTCAGTTACCGGCAGAGTCAAATTTCAGAAACGTGATCATATCCGACGTGTTTCAGAGGGCTCTGATACTGTCGTTCACTCAACTCGCCATTGAGACGATTTCTCCGGAACAACTGAAGGGGGCAAAGCGATTCGTGGAAATCCTCACCGACATCGGAACCCCGTCCGCCCCACCAAAAGACTTTCCGGACAAAAAGCTTGATCACTCGGTATTTCATTCACCGCAAGAGCAGCCGAAAAAGACAAAGAAGAAAGCAACATAATGGCAGAAGTAGCATCACCCCCAGCCGCTCCAGCGGCAGCCCCTCCGACTCCCCCGCCGTCGTCTCCCCCGAGTGCGCCGCCAGCGGCTCCCGCTGCCGCGCCGTCCGGAGAGGGCGAAGGTCCTGGATCATTTGACAAGTTCGACACTGCCTTTGAAGACCTCGGGCAAGACACTCCCCCGCCGTCAGGGACTCCCGCCCCGGTACGCACTCCGAAGGCACCGGCGAAGCCTGCCGCCACACCCGCGCCAGCCAAGCCAGCCGGGACGACTCCTCCGGGAGAATTCGAAGAGGTTGAGGGAATCCAGGTCCCCCGTTTTAAAAAGGACAGCGAGTTTCGGGGTTGGGGTCTCGCGGGCTATAAAAAGGCCAAGCAGTTGGAGACCGATCTCAACACTCTCCGAGCACAGCACCAGCAGATGGAGCAGGAGCACCCGAAGACCAAACAGGAGCGTGATGCCCTCGCCGCGCGCTTGGCTGACATCGAAAAGAATTTCAACGAAACGTCCGAACAGATCAAGTACCTCAATTACGAGCGCTCCAGCGAATACAAGGACAAGTACGAAACGCCCTACCGCAAAGCAGCGTCCGCTGCGTACGAAGCCGTAAAGCAGTTAACAGTGACGGAACCCGACCCGACGCAGCCGCCGAATCAGGACGGAAGTCATCCAACTCGGGAGCGTCCTGCCACGGAAGCAGACTTCGACGAAATTTATCAACTTCCCCTTGGTCCCGCCGCGAAGCTCGCGAGCAAAAAGTTCGGCCCCGAACTCGTCGGCACGATGATGCAACACTGGCACAACATCCGGACGCTGGCCAAAGACGCAACCAACGCGCTGAAGGACTGGAAAGAAAAGGCGTCACAGCGCGAGAAGGCGGAGTCGGACCAGAAGACCATACAAGAGGGCCAGATTCAGGAAGCGTGGACGACAGTGAACAAGCGCATGTCGGAAGACCCTCGCGGCGCGGACCTGTGGGCAGAGGTGAAGGACGACAAGGAAATCAACGAAGCGATCGGGCAGGGATTTGCTCTCGCCGACCGTCGTTTCTCCAACGACTACGCAAAAATGTCACAAATGGAGAAGATCGTTCTCGATGCTTCAATCCGTCACCGGGTCGCGGCCTTTTATCGTTTACGGGTCGAAAACCAGCGGCTCAAAGCAGAGCATGCCCAGGCTCTCAAGGACCTTGCCGAACTTCGAGGTAGTGGCCCCGGAGAGCCTGGGACTCCCGGAGGCGGAGAGCAACCCGCTGGAGAGTCCAAGGGCGCAATGGCTGAGTTCGATGAGAAAATGTGAGGAACTGCTGGATCACACTCGGCGCGTACGGTGACTGCTGCAACACGCTGCCGCTGGTCCTCCACGATTTCCACCTTGGCAATCGTCCCACGATGATGATCGCTCGGGAGTTTGCTGGTCTCCTTGACGGCGTCTCCTACTGCGAGCGGCTTGTCTACGAAGGGGATTACTCCCAATCCGCAAAGGCCGCTGACGAAGCTCAGGCCAGCGGAAAGTTCGACAACATTTACCTGTGCCAGTGCTACGGCACGACCGTTGAACGAGCAACCGACTCGTACGCGAAAGAAGCGTGGAGGCTCGTCCAGCGTCTTCACCTGTGGGATCAGTTGCCGCTGGTGTTTGATCGAAGAGACAGGGAGCGGGAGAAGAGGCAAGTTGAAGAGTTGGAGAACGATCCAAAATATCGCCGCGCAAACCCCATAGTGCTGGTTTCTCGCTCCGGGAGGTCCTCCCCATTTCACGATTGGTCTATGCTGATCCTGGCCCTTGGCTCCTTGGTGGAGGACTTCAATATCGTGGACGTGTCCGACATGCGACTCCACAGGTTTTACGACATGCTTGGATTGATGGAGAAAGCCGTTGTTCTGGTCTCCACTGACAGCGGATTACTTCACCTTGCTCAAGCGATTCCTTCGCTTCCAGTCATTGCCCTCACGACACACTCTCCCGATTCATGGCATGGGTCTCCACGTCGGGGCAGTCATGTGTTCAATTGCCGGTACAACGAATTTAGAGAGCGCCAGAATGAGATTCCGAACGTGATCAGAAGAATAATGTCCGGCTCAAAGATCAACCGGATTGTTCACGTCTATTCCGATTTCGATCACCGCGCTGAGGATGCAGAGTTCCGGTTCAACGTGGCGCGCCTGTCGTGGAAGCGGGAGTACGGTCTAACTGATTGGCTCCCGACTCCCGTCCACGACAAGACGCTCAACCGAAACGCAACCGTGGTGGGAGAGAAAAAGCCTGCCCCATTCTTGAAGGATATTTTGGAACGCGGCGCGGAGATCGCAGCCCCGGACGACATCATTCTTTTTACCAACGACGACACGAACTTTGCGCCGAACTTCTCCGTGGATTTGAAGCAGTGTATGGCAAACCATGATGCCATTTGGGGCTCCAGGATGGAACTGAATTACATCAAGTCCCCTCCCAGCCGGGAGGAAATGTCCAGAGGCTACAAGCATTGCGGCGCCGACGTGTTTGCCTTTCGCAAATCATGGTGGACAAAGCATCGCGATCGGGTCCCGGACTTTCTTCTCTCGTTCGAATGCTGGGACCTGTCGTTGAGGACCCTGATAAATATCACTGGCGGCGCGGAGGCTGAAGGGCTATGCGCTCACCAGATTCATACCTCGCATTGGCACACGGCGGAGCACCGAGAGTGTACCGGAAACCTTTACAATCGCCACTTGTGCCAAAAATTCTTTTCGGATAACCGTATGGGATGGCCAGCATGAATGAAGAAACCATCAAGCAGGCTGACGATTTACACTGTCCAAAGTGCGAAGGTGAAATTGCATACGTCCAGGACATACAAAATCCGCAGCCAATCACCAAGGGGAACATCATTGTTTGCGGTCACTGCGGTACCATCTGCAAGGTGGGGGACAGCAACCTGATTCAGATGACAAAGGAGGAGTTGGATTCTCTCGACAAACAGTCCAAGGCGATGTTAGCTCTAGCCGCTGGTGCTGTGATGACTCAGATCGCCAAGCGGCGAGCCGGTATCAGCGAAAACTGAAAGGCTCCCTATGAAAAAGATCGCAGTGGTTTGCGCCTGCCTGTTGGCGCTGGTCAAAAGCATGGGCCAGCAGTCTCCCTACGGCACTGGCCTGATCCAACAACCCAACGCCGCGTCCGCAAGGAATTATCTCGGGATCACAGGTGGAGGACCGGGCACAGTCACCAGTTTTTCGAGCGGCAATCTGTTTCCCCTGTTCACGACGTTTGTTGCCACTCCAGGCACTACTCCCGCACAGTCATTCGCTCAGGTGAGTCAAAATCAAAACCTCGTCTTCGCAAGCCCGAATGGTGCGCCGGGAGTGCCCACCTTCCGCGCGCTAGTCTCCGCCGACATTCCAGCCGCGCCAAGGACTTCATTCACGAATCACTCTGACGTTGTTCCCACGACCCTGAATCCAGGCGACATTATTGCGTACAACGGAGCGGGAGCGTGGACGAATGGACCACAGGTAACAGCGGGAGGCTCCGGAACCGTAACCAGTTTCAGCGCGGGAACCCTCTCACCTCTGTTCACGACGAGCGTTGCGAATCCGACAACGACCCCAGCCCTGTCCTTCGCGCAGGTAAGCCAGAACGCCAACCTGTTTTTCGCGAGCCCTGACGGAGTGTCAGGAAATCCCTCCTTCCGAGCGATCGTTGCGGCAGACGTTCCCAGAACTCCGTTCACGAATCATTCAGACGTAGTGCCGTCAACACTCCAGCCGGGAGACCTTATGGCTTACAACGGGGCGGGCTCTTGGACAAACGGTCCTCGCGCTTCAGGAGGCGGCTCAGTTACGAGCGTGGCCCTCAGCGCTCCACAGGCATTTTCAGTTTCCGGCTCTCCGGTGACAACGAGCGGCACGCTGACGTTTGCTCGCGCGAACGACGATAACTATCTGGGATTTGGTGTCACCAATGCGGGCAATGTAATCACGACAAATCTTCAGGCTCAAGTGATCACAAATACCGGAACAGCAAGCGCGCCGTTCGTGTACACCGACTCTGGCGGCAAGCACAAGACCGGCATCGTTGGTCTCGGTCTGACATTTGATTCAGCGTCGGGAACACTCTCGAACTCAAATCCAAATCAGGTGAGTCTCCCTGGATTGCTTGTTCGTCCAGTGAGCGCTTTAGTCAACGGCACTCTTCAGGCGCCTACATTTCCCGATGACGACACTTACTACTTCGACGAAGAATTTGACTCAGCGATTGGAACAACCGCTGGCCAATTCGGTAAAAACTATTGGAACGTAGTCGCAGCGGGTGGAGGAGGCGGCGCCTCACTGGGAACTAGCAACGAGCCTCCGCATTACGGAGTGGCTGTAATTTCCAGCCCGACAGGAGCAACCTCAAGCGCGAGCTTCGCGCAAACAGCGTCTTCGCTTTTACTCCCCTACCCGCAACTCGGGTTGAACCCCAACTGGCTTTTCCACGCTGTCTTTCGTATTGCAACCACGAATCAAGGCTCGATCTATCGCATCGGATTATCTGATACGAGTTTCTCCGCCTTCACGTCCTCGATCTCTCCCAGTAATTGCGTGATGCTGCGATGGGACAAGAATAAGAACGACCCGAACAATTTTGTTTTCGAAGCATGCAGCAACTCTATCCGGAGCACCGCAAACAGCACTGTCAGGCCGAATACGAACAACTGGGTCAAGCTCACGATGATGTCTACGAATGCCGGGACAGTGCTCTGCTCAGTCAATGGAGAAAGTTGGGTCACTCTGACAACTATCCCGGTCGCTTCAATGTGCATCGTGGCAACTACGGCAGTCACCAACGCGGTGCAAGAGTTTCTTTGGCTCGACCGACTGTCCTTCATGGCATCCTCGACGGGAAGATGAAATACATCACTGGGACCGGGTATTTCGCGAAGCCCAATTCCGGAGCGGAGTGGTTTTACAGGCTGTGGTGGGACAACATTCACAAGTACTCCAAACCGGAACGGGTCTTCATTGTCGGCATGGGCGGTTGTTCAATCCCGGCTGCTCCTGGGAGTTGGGTTGAGATCGACGGGGACCTTGGGCACGTCCACGACATCCTGAATCGTATCAAGCCGTACCCGTATTGCGCGTGTGGGGTTGCCCTCTGCATTCTCGCCCTGATCGCCTACTCCAACGAATGCGATTTTGTTTACCACGAACAGGACGCTCTCGCGTTTGGTCCCTACGTTGAGAAAATGTATGAGGAGATCGGTGACGGGCAGTTGATCATGGGGAAGCAGCGAGGCCAGCCTGTGGCAAACAGCATCATGCTTGTTAAGCATTCATTCCTGCTTGAGTTCGTTACGTCTTGGCTTACGAGTGAACCGGAGACCAGTCCGGACAACATCGGGGAGCACAAGTTTGGGAGGTGGGCAGAGCGAAACAACAAGCTCCGGTTTTACTCGTTCGGTTACGATCGGGACCGTCCCTTCAACGCAGACGATCCTGTATGGCATGCCCAGAAGTTCAACAAGGAGGAATTGGAGCTATTAAAAAGCAAGGGGCTTGTTGACTTCGACTCGATTCCTGATAGCATTTCCAGGTTTTCGAACTGCCCCGAATTATGAAACTTCACATTGTCACGATCGTCCTGGACGGCATGCCAACTCTCCCGGCGCTCTTCTTCAACTTCAATGCGCTCAAGGTCGACTGGCATTGGACCATCATTGAGGGAGCCGCAGCGAATACATCGTGCACTTACTGGTGCAACAAACAAGCCCCTCGTTTAAGCGAGGATGGCACGCATGAGTTTTTGCAGATGATCAGCAGTCACCCTCGCGTCAGGATCGTTAGTACGGTGTTCTGGCCCGGAGGCAAGGTTCAGATGTTCAATCACGCGCTCGACCAGATCAAAGAGGAGGGCGTGCTGCTTCAGTGTGACGCCGACGAGGTTTGGCAGGCGTGGCAACTCGATAGGCTTGTAGACGCCTTTCGCTCGGACCCAAGCATTGGCTCTGCTCAGTTCGTTTGCCGGTACTTTCTCGGGGTGAACATCCTGTCAGCAACTCCCAACACGTACGGGAACAAGCCCGATGAATGGCTCAGAGCATGGCGTTTCACTCCTGGGGATAAGTTCCTTTCACATGAGCCCCCCAATCTCCACCAGAGACAGCCGGGGCATCGGATCAACCCGGAGTGGTTGGCGATGGAGGGGCTCATGTTCGACCATTACGCTTACGCCTTCCCCAATCAGGTCCAGTACAAGGAGCAATTCTACGGTTACAGGAATGCCTTCAAGGGCTGGCAGTCGCTCCAGCAGAACAAACGCTGGCCAGTGAAGCTCAAGGAGTTTTTCGGGTGGGTGGACGATCGGGCGACGGCGGAACCACTGAAGTGATCATTTCTGCGGCTCGCGACCTTCGAGGACCAAATGGTGATAGTGGCACAGCCAAACGACTTCGAGGGGCTTCGTGTAATCAATGTGGTGCGGCTCAGTCTTTGGATTGCCGCAGGCTTCGCATATTCCCCGTAGAATCTTGCCCCTTTTGAGATAAACGTGCAGGTACGATCGAGCGTTTGAGCGGAGACGTTGCTCTGTCGTAAGTGGATGATTTGGCCTCCAGTTACGCATATATTTTGCGTGGCAGTTCCAGCAGTTTCTCTGTCCCGGACGTGCCTCATTTCCGCAAGCGCATGTCATCACTCCACGCAAACACCTTCTTTTCCGATTGTCGAGAAAGTTGTTGACTCCATCCGTAAAAATACGGATTGTCACGTCGAGATGTAAAAGGGTTGCTGGATTCTTCTCTCCAGCAGGCAGGACGGCGCTGCCCCAAAAATCGGCCTGTGTAGGAAACGACCCCGCGTAACCGCTCGCGCTTTGGCGCGGCAAACACAGACCGAACAGTTATGGCAACCTGGAATTGCGCCGCATTTTTCGACTTTCTCTTTGATCAAAGTCCCCACTTCGACAAGGACATCCTCAAGGATTGGTTTCCCACAGATGACGCCTGGATCGGCCACGTCGCGACCATCCCGTGGGATTCTTTCACCGGCACAACGCATGTGTACGATCACGTGCATGTTGGCGCCCCCGACCTGAGCCAAGCCTGGGACACCTTCGATACCCAGAGCACGCAATGCGTGACGAACGCTTGCACGCCGAAAGCAATCTCGGTGGGCTGGGGATCGACGCGGAAGACCTACAGCCGCGAGCGCAAGCGCTACGAGACGAATGTTCTCTGCTTCGACCAGATGAACACGCGCGCCAAGGCCAAGCAGCAACTCGCGGAGATCATCCGGGGCATCAAGGACCTCACGAAGATGATCTGGAGCGATTACATTCGCCGCAACTCCCTGATGCAGTCGCCCACGCTTTACATCGCTGGCGCGGCTCGCAACACCGTGGCGATCACTCCTGCGATGTTCACGGGCGGCATGGCGACGATCGTCCTCGGCAGCGACGGGCTGTTGCCGACGAGCACGCTGACGATCCAGTATCTCCAGCGGTTTTACGAACTGCTCCAGGGCAACGGTTACTTCAAGTCGAAGTACGTTCCCAATGGCGTGTTCAAACTGATCACCGACCCGATCTCGACGCAGCAGTTGATCGAGATGAACCCGGCGCTCGTCTCCAACTTCAAGTTCACCGACTTCACCCGAGGCGGCGAACTGTTCAAGTACGGCATGAGCAAGGGCATCGGAAACTTCGGCATCGCCTGGGATTTGTTTCCGGCGCGCTTCTATCCCAAAAATGACGGACACGGAACGCTCGTCCGTGTGTGGCCCTATCTGAATCAGGCCGCAACGATCGGTATCAAGCCGGTCTTCAATCAAAAGTGGGTGGACGCGCCGATTCAATACAGCCCGATCTGGCACCCGGAAGCGATGAAGCGCGCCGTGCCGGAACTCACTCCGGTTCATCCGGAAATGCCCTTCCTCACCCGCGACCTGGGCGGCAAGTGGAACTTCACGGGACCCGACAGCGACACGATCGTTGTCACGGACCCGACGACCGGCCAAACCTGCGTGATCGACAATAAGGCGCGCAATCAGGGGCTCTGGTGGGCGGACTTCGAATCCGGTTTCAAGTTCGAGTATCCGGAATGGACCGCTCCGATCCTCCACCTGCGCGAACCCGGCTGCGTCGTGGACAATCCGGTCTGCACCACGGCACCGGCTTACGTCGTCCAGGACTACTCGGACGTGAATCCGGTCTGCACCGAACTGGGACCGTTCTAATCAATCTGGGGCGGGGGTGTGATTGCTGCGGGGCGTCACACCTCCGTCGCCGTAAGCGACGACAATGGCGAGATCATACATGCAACCACGGACGCGGCGGCGCATGGCCGCTGCGGAAAATCCGATGGGTGAGGGCCAGAACAGTGAACCGACCGGCGAGACAATGGTGGACCATCCTATTGACCCCGCTCCCTCGGGAACTCCTGCTCCCGCCGATGCTCCTTCGATCTTCGTCAAAAAGGAAATGCTTGGTGGCAAGGACTGGAAGGCGGGCGAGGAGATCGTTTTCAAAATCAAGGCGATCGACCCGGAAACTGGTGAGGCTGAGCTTTACTACGCTCCCGAAAAAGCCGGTGACGATCACATGGAAGAGCCCGCCGACGCAATGAGCGCAATGGACAACAAATTTCCCGCCGATCAAGGCGGGGCTGGAGGTTACTGATTTATGGCTATCAACTGCGATCTGAACGCTCTCCTCGCCCTCTCAAAGTGCCTGGAGGAAACTTGCACGGCGGAAGAGGAACGCCTCGCCATTGACCTCTATGCTCGTATCGTCGAGCTTCAGGCGTCGGGTGGCGCTGACTACCGGAATGCAATGACGCTTCTGGCCAACGACGCGAAGCAGTTCCAGGTCTTGTTCAAAAATCAGCGTCAGGCGATCGCGCTGGCGATTGATCTCCAGAACGTCGTTGCCGTTGCTCCTTCATTTTCGACGGACATCAACGCTCTCAAGGCCGGGGCGAAGTGTTTCGAGTGCTGGGGAAGCGAGTTCAAAAAGAACGTGCTCCTATTCCTCAAGTGCCAACTCAATTCGCTCGGCAAGCCTGAATAAGCATGGCGTGCGACGTTCAATCTGCGGCAGACGGAGCGGCTTGCTTCGAGTGTCTGTCGGAGAAGGAACTCTTGGTGCTGAAACTTTATCTGCTGTGCCAATGGCTGGCAGTTTTGCAACCGTGATATGCCAATCTCCTGCACACCTGAAGACCTCGCCGCAGCCGCCAAGTGTTTTTCCTGCCTGGATACTCAGTCCATGCTCGCGATCCAGACGTACCTGCTCGCGGTGATCGCTGGCGGCTCGACCGACCCCGGAGTCCTCGCAGCGCAGGCCAAGGCGTTCCAGGGGCTCAACGGCAGGCAACTTGAAGTCCAGAGCTTTCTACTCTGTCAGATCGTTAATAAATGATCTCATGCAGCCCAACCTCTTTGAATCAGCAAGCGGCTTGCTTGGAATGCTTAGACGATAAGACGCTGGCAGGTGTCCGGACTTACTTAATGTGTCAGTGGGCAAATGCGGGAGGAGGTCCGCCTCCCGGACCATCAACTCCGACCAATCTGCTGATTTCCAACAGCACCACAAATGGAAACATCATCCTGAACTGGACCGCTGGAGGACCTGCTCCGACGACTTACGAGGTTTGGGTGAGCATCAACGGCGGGGCTTACGCGCTGTTGAGCACGGTGGGCGGAGGAGTCACGACCTACACCGATACCAATGCAATGGGGGCTTCGGACCAGTGGTACTACGAAGTCCGTGCGTGCGATGGGGCAACCTGCTCGCCGTTCACCGACCCGGCTGGAATCTTCAACGGATTCACGCACACCGTTAACACCGGACTCACTGATTACACGTTCCCATTTTTGCAATTCGTGTTCGGAGATTTCTTCGTCCAGAATCAGGCAGCGATGACAACGGTGTCGGTGCCGAAACTAAGGAAATGCACCGGGCTATTCGTCGTGAATGCCATGCCGGTGTTGACGAGTCTGGTGACGACCAGTCTTCAAACATGCACGATTTTTGCGGCCAACCTTAATACGGTGTTAACCTCAATCAGCGTGCCCGCCTTCACAGCGAACTCCTTGACCGGATTCTTCTTTGGTGATTGTCCCGCATTGCAGTTCTTGTCTGCCCCAGCATTGACAACCGTGGTTGGTGATTTCGACGGGAGAAACAACGGAGCCATGTCGAGTATTGCTGTCCCGCTTCTGGCCACAGTATCCGGAGACATTTTCTGCCGATTCGCTTCCTCCCTCTCCTCTGTGGATTTTTCGGACCTCACCTCGGTCACCAACATCAACTTCGAATCCTCCGGGGGTTTCGCTTGTTCGTTTCCATCACTCACCACCGTAAGCGGCAGCATGGAATTCACCGGAAGTTCGATCAGTTCCCTCGATGCGAACTCTCTCACTTCAATTGGAGTGGAACTGAATCTTACTTCGTGCGGCAACCTTATGACGCTTTCGATGACGAGCCTCACCACGGTTGGGGTTGATATACTGATCGACTGCAACCTGCTCACCACTGCCACACTCACGTCGCTGCAAACTGTTTCTTCGGGAACCAACGCAGTGCCGACCCAGTTCCAGATCACTGCACCGAACCTGACTTCATTGAACCTGTCGAGCCTCACAAGTATCGGACTGGCCAGCAGCAATGCCAGTTTTGGATTAACACTCAGCGTGGCATCCCTTGTAACGGTGAGCCTTCCCGCTCTTAATTCAGTAGCGGGAGCAACGTCAATACGTTCAGGCATTGGCCCCGTAAATTTTTCTGCCCCTGCGTTGACCACAACGGACGGCGATATAGATTTTTCAACGAACACGGTGATTGCCTCGCTTACTCTCACTGCATACCAGACCAACGGGGAACTTTTCACCCTCTCGGGCTGTACTGCTATCACGTCGCTGTCACTGCCCAGCCTCGTCTCAGTGGTTGACACATTGCGGTTCGACGGTTGCACTGCTCTGACGAGCGTCAGTTGTCCTTCTCTCACGACGATCTCTAACATCGGGCTCAATCCATTTGGATCAGCGAACTGCCCGCTGCTCACCAGTGCCAACTTTCCTGTTCTGGTCTGTGCGGATGGTCTCGTTTACGATCTTGCCGGTTGTGCGTTGGCTGCCGCATCGGTAAATCAGATGCTTCACCGTGGAGTTGTGAGCGGGACTACCACCGGAACCTACAATCTCAACGGTGGAACAAACGCCGCTCCGTCCGGCGCAGGTGTCGCGGACAAAGCCACACTGATCGGGCTGGGCAACACGGTAAACACGAACTGATATGAAACGCACCGCACCATTCCTCCTCGTCGTGCTCTGCATGGCTGCATTGGCAGCGCACAAGAAAGTCCAGTCTCCCAAGGATGCGGAGCAGTCGTCTACTGCTGGCGCCGTCATGACGAACAGGACGGTCGCTCAGTCCTCGATCTCCAAGGCCCCGCCGTCCCCGCTGTCGTTCATCGTTCTGCCTCCGCCCCGGACAAATCTTGTCACTCATAAACTCTTCGCGTGGGACGAGGACCCGGACTTCCAACCGCTGGTGATGTTCTACACGATTTACATGGGCACCAATGCGGGGGTTTACATTTGGTCTGACACGACTACGAATCTCACCTACGATTTCGCGCGCACCAATTGGGCGGAGCGAATCGCAAGACACTTCGTCACGGTGTCAGCGACGGACGAGTTCATGCAGGAGACGGACGTATCCAACGAGATTCACTTTCCAGCGTTCGACGCCGATCACGTGAGGATCACCTGGACTGCCAACTGGCCGATCTGCACCCTCTGGTATGAATATGAGGCGCAAGGGACTCCGGGAATGGGCTACCAACTGGCAGTGCTCCACTACACGAACGAGTTTGACGAGTTCATTGACAAGTCCCTGCCTGCGAAGTTTTACTATTTGGACAAGCCTGATATTCTAACAATCACCTTGTTCAATCCCAACCCCTGACGGTTCAACTTCAAAGAATAGATGATAAAATTCGTGAAGACTTGGGTGCTAAAATATCCTGTGAAACTTGGTTTGGCGTTGCAAAATTTCGGGCACTACCTAATGGGCATTAGCGCGGTGTCCTACATCTCCGGAAACCACGCCACGGTGATGGAGGTTGCGATCATTGTCGGCTTCTTCATGGGGGGCGTCGGCCAATTCATCTCGACACTTTTTACCAACGGCAGGAGTGTGGACATCGCGGCGCCCGTGATCGCGGAAACGACGGTTCAAACGACCCTCAAGTCTGCTGGCGCAAAAATCGTTGACGCTCCCGAAAAAACGGAGCAACCTGCCGCATCATGAAAACTCGAATCCTTCCAGTTCTCCTGCTCGCAATGCTGTTCATCGGTTGCGGGACCTTGTACACCGGCACAGTCACATTCACGCAGATCGCGGACGACACGCAGAAGCAACTCGCCCAACTGTGGGTCCAGGGGAAGATCACCCCGGAAATGGACGTGCAGATTGGCAGGGCCAACGAGCGGTATCGGGCCTCCGCTGCGGTCGCGGCCACGGCGCTTGTTGCTTACAAGAACGGTGGCAGTCAGATGGCGTACGTGAACGCCCTGATTGCCGTGCGCGCTTCGCTGGACGGTTTGGTGAACTTGATCGCTCCGCTGATTGAGAGCAATCAAGCCGTTGCCCTCAAAAAGAAAATCGCAACTGCAACAAAACTATGATCAACCCTTCAACAGTAACCTTGGTGGAGTCCGTGGCCAAAGTGGTTATCGACTCCGTGCTCGCCTTCCTCAAGGACGCTCAGAACGGCGGCGCCACGATCGACGACGCCATTGCAGCGCTTCAGGCGGCTGAGGGAAAGACCTGGGAGCAATACAAGGCGGAAGCGGCTGCTGCGGCAGGCGTGACTATTCCGGCTCCGACTGAAACTCCCGTCACCACAGGGGGAGAGGCAACTCCCAGCCCTTCATAGCCGCGTCAGCAATACACTCGAATTCTCCAAAGGCTCTCACCACGAAAATGACGTGGGAGAGCCTTTTCATTTCCGCCATCCACGCGAGTTGCTCAGTACTCAACTTTCCAGTCTTGGATTTTACCTCTATGCAGATCGTCTTCCCATTGGGAAAGAAAATCGTGAAGTCGTGAGCGCCAGTCGCGATCGTGGACCTGCGATCGGTGCGCGCGTGGATGTACTTGATTCGTGGACTTTGCCGGTTGCACCACGCAATTATCTCGTCGTGTAGCTTTAGCTCGTCGGTTGTCGCAGGGTAGGATTGATCTGGCGCTGGACCACCAGCAAGACGCAACCGACGCCTCCGCTCGTAATCGTCGTACTGTTGTTGTGTGAACGTCATGGCCGCACGATGGGACACCCCGCTGTCCAGACCCCGCCGCGCTTCCGAATCGAACGGATTTGCGCCTCCCGGCCCATCGGAGCGGGTTGCGTTCTGTTACGCAAGCGGGATGCCCCACGGTGCGGCCTCATGGCACGCTCAGTCTAAAGTATTCCTGGTCCGCTGCACGGTTAAAGAGAGCAATCTCCTTGGAGTAGTTCGTGAAGATCGCCTGCCCCTGTGGATTGAATCCCACGACGACGGAGTTGCTCGGCTGACTGTAGTTCGGCATTCCGCCCACTGTTCCAAAGCTCAAGTAGACGTGCAAGGGAATCTGCTGCCATGTCAATTGATTGGTCGAGCAATGCAGCGTCGCTTCGAAGTAGAGCGCGAAGAGGTTGCCCTGCTCGTCCGTCCAGCCGTTCGTTGAAATATCGCTGTAGTCGATCGAGGGAGAGACCAGCGTGATGATGGGTCCGACCGGAATTATCACAACAGGCGGCTCGTTCGTATTGGTGTCCGGTGCGGGATGGTGTGGCGGGGGAGGAGGGTTGTCAACGGGCAGATGTTTCCGGCAGAAGTTATACAGCGCGGCCATGACTACGACTCCGATTCCAATGGCGAGTAAACCGATGACGCAGCCGGGGCCGCACGCCGTCACGTCTTCAGGTGGAGGGCTTGCTTTGACATCCGGAACCGGGAGGACAATCAGTGCCGTTATCAGCATCATGGACAGAGCCAGAATGAGGGATTTCATAACGATTCATGGTTTTGAGTTTGAGCAGGTACAGGAGAACGAAGGAGTTGATGACTGTGAGAATTGCAGTCATCACCAGGGTTACGGACAGGAACACGTACACAGGGAAGTGTTCCCTGCGAATCGCCAGGAGCAGGAACGACACGGCGAAGGCGAGGAGAAAAAATGCACAGGCGAGTTTGAGTTTCATAAAGTGTCGATTGCTTTCCCGAATATGAGCACGCCCTCTGGTCTATTTTCAGTTTTGTAACCAAGGCGATGGAATTTGATTCCAATCGAGGGCGGCACGATAACTCCTGGTTGTCCAGCCTTGAATTTGTCGACGTATTTCTTCAAGGACCTAAACTCACGCATTTCGGCCTTGCTCATAAAGTGTCGATTGATTCCTGAGCCCGCTTCTCTTCAATGAAGGGCTGCAACTGTCCGCGCACGAAACCGTCCGCGACCTTTTTCGCCCAGCCCTGATCTCTCCGGAGCGCGTCCACCAGTTCACCCTTTGAAAACGACAACGAGGCCCACAACTCTGCCTCTGAAATGTTATACTTCTGCCGCAGGAAATCAAATGCCTCCTTGGTCTTGACGATCGGGTCCAGTCGTCGGCCTGGAACCTTGGTGAGCCCTATCGCTGTCAGGTCCTCGTCGCTCAGCGTCTTCAGTCTCGCCTTGACTGACTCCAGAATCTTGACGATCACTCCAGCACGGCGATGAACAAGCGCGAGGTCCTCGTTCGTCATCTGCTCCACCAGGAATGCAATGTCCTTTGGCGAGGCCACGTTGATCTTCTGATTGACGACGCTGGGGAGTAGAGCCCACGCAGCGGCCTCGCGGCAGATGGATTTGCACGGACAGTAATTGCAGTGATTCCCAGCAACACGCTGGGCATCGGGCTGCTTGGATAACCAGACCGCTTGAAAGATCGCCTCCTGAGACTTCTCCAGATCGCTCGGGAAGTAGTCCGTGAAGTCGAGTCGATCACTTGTCGCGATCGGTTTGACGAAGCCCACGCGCACGCTCTGCACGCCGTTGTGCTCCCTCCAGATCAAAACACCTTGGACTCGTAACTGCCAATTGCGTTGCGACGGTGTGAGATTCCAGGACCAGCCCGTTTTCCAGTCGCAGATCAAAACGTGGAGCGCGTCGTCCGCGTCCCAACCCAAGTAGTGAACGTCCAACTTGGCTGACACTGCACGTTCCGCGCTGTCATCGTGAAGCCAGAGGCGAAGCTCTCGGGCACCCTCTTCGTAGCGAACGAGGTTCATCTGGGAACGCCACGCCGCAATGAGCTTTTCCTCGTACTCACGTCCCGCCGTGTAAATTTCGAACTCGTCCAGATCAAGCTCCACAGCGCTTTCCGTCTCCCGCGCTTTGTGGATTCGCTCGCCCACGGGGGCAAGGTCGTCTACGACTTCGACGACATTGTCCGGCAGTTCCGCCTTGAGATTTGGCTGGCCTGGGCAGGCGACTACGATCTCGAAGGACGAAGCGCTGGGGAGGTCGAGTCGCTCAAGGTCTTTCATTTCTTGCCCTTGGCCTTCGGCTTGAAATTATCCCAACCCGACGACGGCGACTCCTCCATGTCTCCATTCTTCCAGTCCTGCGCTTCGATAATTGAGCTTTGCTCGCCATCGTCATAGTCCTGCAAAAATTCGTCCGTCGTCGTGTCTATGTCGCCTTTCAGGTATTCAATCTGAAAGTCCACCTTCTTCCAGTTGTCATCACCAAATGCGGTGAAGTGTGGAATGTAGGACTTGCACGCCTTCAGCGCTTTGATTTCGGCGTCGATTTCGGCTTGGGTTTTTTCGCTCATAGAATCATGGCACAAAGCCGATCAACCGCAGCGGGTACGGTCCTGACGGCAGGTTGGTTGGAAAATAGATCGTGAAACGGTACGCGGAACTCACTGGCGGGAATGGCACCGTGACGGACCCGGCGCCGCAGCCGGTGTCACCGAATCTGCCCGCGTAAATAAACTTCGTGTCCGTTCGACCAGTCCCGTCCGTGGCGACAAAGATGGTCGTGTTGTTCGTGTCCGGATTCCAGCCGAACGCTGGCGCGCTCTTGATGTAGTTGGCAAGACCGATGTAGGAGCCGGGGCAACTTCCCACGTTGTTCACGTCCGGAATCGGCACAGACCAGACCAGAAAACCGTCCTCCTGCTTGCCCTGATAAAACGCTGCGTTGGTCGACACGGGAAGAACGTCCGACACGAAAAGCTCCGCGCCGTCCGCTCCGATGAAGTTGGTGCCCACCAAGACAGTGTTCGTGCTTGTTAAATCAAAGCGTCGATAGACCCCGTAAATGTGATTCGAGTCAGTGCCCGACACGCCCAGGGTGACGGTTCGCAGGCCAGCACTATCCTGGAAGGAAGCAACGCGGATTGTGAAGTCGTCGGCAAGGAGCAACGACGGAGCGAGGATTAGGGCAGCGGCAAGTTTCATGCGGTAATGGATTTTTGGGGATCGTCTTCGAACAATTTTATCGGGAGGTAGCCAGCAGCAGCATCGGCGCGCTCGGCGACGTACACCGCAACCAAATGTTGCTTCTTGCCGCACCCTCCGCACTGAAAAGTAAACGGCGCAGCCTTGTCTCGCGCAATCTGGTACTCAGTCCCCAGACCGATCTCGTCCCTGAGTGCGCGAAATCCACACGGACAGAGACTCAGACGCTTGAGCGTAACCTTTTCCAATTCCGCCATAAATCACCCCCTGATCTTCGGCAGGATGTTGTGGAAGCCCTTCGCCAGCGTGAGCAGTTTCGCGTCGGATAACTCGCCCAGTTTCTTGTTCGCGGCCTTGGCGATGTTGTTGGCGCGGCAGTATCCCATGATCTGCTCCTCAGTGACGCCGGATTTGGCCATTAAAAGTCGGAGAGACTGGAGCGCTTCCGTTTCATTCGTGTTTGCGTTCGGAACGGAAGCAGGAGGGGAGGGTGCTCCAGTCTCAGCCGGTGAGCCCACGGACGGAGCGGGTTCAGGCTCCGTTTTGGAGGGTGTGGGCTCAGGATTCGGGGTGTTGGCCGCGGCTGCCGTGGCTGAGGCAGGCGTTTCGGGGGCTGCCGGTGTCTTCGGAGCCTCCTTTTGCTCTGCGGGCTGCGGCGGGGCCTGCGGCGGCTTCTCGGCAGATTTTGCCTGTTCGGTCGTGGTTGTGGTGGACGCTGTACGCCCGCCGACCTCGGGAGTCTTGGCCGCGACCGGGAAAGCCTCTTCAACGGTCGTGTCCTGTTCATTGATCGCGGTCTTCAGTCCGGTGAGCACCAGCAGTTGATCGTCGGTGACTTCGCTCCAGCCTTTGACGCCCAGGACCGCAAATACCCGATCGTCCGAAACCTTGATTTGCTTCAACCACTGCCTTGCACGGTCCCGGCGCTGCTCGATCGTGGCAACCTCTTTGTTGATCACTGCACGGGCGGCTTCGATGATGGATTTGCAGAGGGCCTTCGGGACGACCTTGAAGACTGCATCCCGGTAAGCCTTCGCGAGACATGCCTTGGCGACAACTGCACGCTGCGATTCGGAGTAAGGGGTCCCATCAGTCTTTACGGTTGGCTCAATGCACTCGGACTTCCCTGCGTAGTTGCTCTCCAGGTCGTGGGCAACTCCTTCGCACTTCACATAGCGGGGGGTCTGCTCAATGATTCGAGACGCAACACGCAGGTTGCCGTAGCACGCGGCAACGATCTCAGCAAAACGAATGCTGGCGCCCTCGGCAGTCTTGCCGCCTCCGACCGGACGGGAGTAGATGCAACTCTCAGCAGTTTGCAGGTCCAGAGTCGCCATGTTGTGGGCTCGCTTTTTAAACATTTCCAGACTGCGAGGGTAAGCGTGCGCCGTCGCTACCTGGGAATCAATCTGCGCTCGTTCAATTGAGGTAATGACGGAGGGTGCGAGGAATTCGAGTTCGTTGCTCATAATTTACTTGAGAGTATCGGCTAGGACCTTGGACAACGGCTGTCCATTGCTCAACTTTTCCCGGAACGTGCGCTCGGGCACACCAAGCTTTTTCGCCCACTCAGCGATCGTCCTGGTCTCACAGCCGCACACGATGACACGAATCCCTTGGCTGTTCGTCCTGAGCTTCGCGTCGGCGAAGCGCTTGATGTTCCGTGCACGACTGGAAGCTTTGCCCGCTCTGCTCTTCTGGGCTTTGCTTCCCGCCTTGCCGCCAATGCTGCCGATCTTCTGAAACCACTTGCGGAGATTTGAGGGTGCGTTGATTGACATATCGTGGGGCAAGAAACTAGCCAGTTGTTCAATCGGTGTCAACAAGTTTGTTGTTCATGCGCTCCGACTCTCGCTTCAGGTCCATAAACCTACGGACGGCGCCGATAAAATTCATGCCGTAAGGTCTGTGCTTCCAGTGCGCCCAAGCCATGTGTAGGTGACGACATAGCCCGCAGAATGGCCCCTGCTTGTTCACCTTAGCGGCATTCAGACTCTTCAGAGCATCCGTGTCGTTGCACTCCCACTTGTAGCCGCAGAGATCGCAGGTGAGTTTCATTTCATCGCGTGAATTATTGCGCCTTCCTGCGCTACTGCCATTTTGATTCCCAGGAGATGCCCATGGCAGCGGATATGCACGCAATCTCCGATGTCGCCAACTTCGCAAAGCTCGTCTCTGAACACTTCGGACCCATTCCGCGAGAGCCAGTGGTGCCAGTCGCCCTTCCTTGCATAGCAAGGGTCCTCAACTTCCCGGTATCGCTTCCTCAATTCTTCATCGCTGGACAGTAGCTCACGCAAGCGCTCCTGTGCCCTTCTCTGGTCCCAGCCGCGAAATCCCCTGCCCGTCTCAGAGGCACAGCACTTGCCCGCGAAGTAGTCCAGGTCACAGCCTGCGAGGAATTCCCAAGTGAGCCAATCGCGCGGCCACGCATAGACCGCTTCGCCAATGTCACCGTGAACTGCGAGGACGTTGCGGTCGATTAAGTACCGGCAGCAGTAAACGCCGCTCCCCGGATTCATCCACGTGAGGGTTTGCACGGTGTTTTGAGAGTCCAGCCCAAGCCGGGTGAACTGAGCGGCGTGATTAGGAAACCACTCCTTGCGGATTTGATCTGCTTGCTGTTCGAGTGTGTTGTTCATGTGTCTATTCCTTTGAGACTTGATTTGTATGTCCTGCCAATAACCCAATACAGAGCGCGGAGTTTTGACTCCACAGAAATTTGCTGTAATGCGCGAGGGGCATTTATAGGAACTGAGGCCAAGCTCCCGGTAAGAATGTGAACGTTATCGTACTCGATCTGATCTATCTCGCGTTTAATTTCCGCTTCGCTTCTCATAAATTCATTTCCTTGCACTTCTCCTCCCATGCTTCATCGGTCGCTGCACGAAGCAGGCCGATTGCACGAAAGAATTCAAGTTGCACGTTGCGGGCTCCTCGGCACAGCCGTTCGGGTCCGGTGGACTTCACGGGGATTGCGTCCTGCGTGCCGGTGGAGTGGCAAATCCTGGAAGCTTCGGAGAGAGCGCTCATGCCTAACTCTGTGCGGAGGTATTCGTAGGGTGATCCTTCTCTCCAAGGGCAGGTCTTGCACATTTCCTGCATGACGGGGGCACGCTTGCTCGTCACAGGCTTACCGCCCCAGCAATTTCCGTGAGGGTATTTCATCGCGGGGTCTCCTTCAATTGCATTCGAACTTGCGGGTTGTTCAATTCGGTTAAGGCCAATGCACGAACCTTTTCGGGCGTGAGATACCGCTGCACGATTTCGATCTGCAAGCCGGTGTGGTGTGCGTAGAACTCCGCCAGCGATTCGAAAGCGTCCGGACCCGGAGGGAGGGAAAGCAATGCACGGGGCACCTGCACGCCCAGGTTGGCGCGCATGATCGCGGCGCCAGCGCACTGCGAAACTTCATTGACGTTCGTTTCCTTGCCCCGGTAGTTCGCGGAGCAATGGCAGGGCAGCCAGAACGGGAGCACGATTTGCCCCACGTAGACTTCCGGGGCGGACCCGCCCAGGTTGCCGGGTTCAATCGTCCGGCTGAACGGACATTCTTTGCAGGGCTTCATTGTTTCAAATCACCTGGGCGAGCGCGCAGAACGCTGCCCAGGTCCGGGGCGGTTTAAGCAACGGCTGCGGCTGGGGTCTCGCTGTCCTCGCTGAAATCGAATCGGCGGGCGGGCCTCTCCGTGATCATCTTTTCAAGCTCGCCTTGAATTTTTACGAATTGCTCGCGAGTCGTGTCCTTGACGCTGGCGAATTCGCGAAGCTTCTGGGGTGTGACTCCCTCAAGGACGGTCTTCGCTTGCGCTACCAATTGCGCAAGCTCTACGTCCCCCATCATATTGCGCTGGCTGAACGTATCAATGAATTGTTGAATGTTCCCGATCATCGAATCACGGAAGACCTTGGGCTTTTCCCCAGGTTCAACAGCAAGCTTGCTAACAGCGTGCGAGAGTAATTCCTTGAACCCCTCACGGAGCGCTTGCAAAATCTGCTCGCCAGCATCCGCGAATTGCTTTTCCATTTTGTCTTGCTCCGCTTGCCGCAACTCTTCCGGCAACCCTTCCGGAACACTAAAGGCAATCCAGTTCCACGATATTTCGAACATGCCGGAAAGTTCCTTCACGCTGGGATAGTCGCTCGCGTTGAATTGCTCCCCAAGCTTGCCCTTTGCCTCTTCAATCTTCGCGGGGAACACCGCAACAAGATTGTTCGTCAAAACGGCAAGCTCAGTCTGGGCTTTCCGCATGCGGGCTTCAATGGCTGCAATGCCGTCCTTGCCTACAAGTTGAAAGCCCGTCTTGAAAAAGGAGGGAACGGTTTGCTCATAAATCCACTTTTGCAGCCCGCCCAGGAAAGTGCAAATGTCCTCGTATTCTTTGGCTTTGATTAGTTCCTTGGTTAAGTGCAAGCGCTCTTTCGTTTGCTTGTCCTGGGTTGCGTCCTCGTTCGTTGTGATCTTCGCCATGTTACCTTTGCGGCGATTCCCCCAGCGGCAAAACGTAGTAGTGAAGCCCACAGCGTTTTTGAAGCGGTCAAGGTCAATTGTTTTCGTGCTCATTTGATTTTGTTCTGTAGGTGCCCAACTTAACGGGCGGCTTGTTCGTTGTCAAGCGGGTTTTCTATCTTCTGTTAAACCGCAAACGCTGCATTGGCGGCTGAACTTACGGACCCGCCAAACGTGACGGGCGGGCTTGCAAACCCATTTCGAGACCCGTTGCCGCTTTGGGGGTTTGGGCTTGTGAAGCAATAATGACTTAAAAATTTTCAATTGTTTTGGAATGGCCCGCTGTGCCAGTAGTCTAATTGCTCCCGGACCTCGTTAAGCGCTTTGATTTCGGCGTCAACGGTTGCCTTGAGACTGGCGAGTGCGTCCGTTGCTCCCTCGTTTTCAACGGCGGCTTGCAAGCTCGCGAGCGCGCGGTTTTGCTCCGGGGTAAAGCTCAGGTTCGTTCGGAATAGGCTCAAGACTTCAAGAGCGCAATCGTGGATTGTTCGCATAAGATAACTCCGTTTTCGTCGACAATGCACCGCAAGGTCTCTTCTGCGGTCAACAGGTCAACGGGCAGGTTGTTTGTTCGGGTTAAAACTTGCTTAACTATCCGGTGCCAGCCGTCAATGATGACAAAGCCCGCCGGGGTTGTGGCGATAATTAGCGGCTTGTTCAAATCGGTTTGCATCGCATAGGTAAAGCTCAACGTGCGGGCATGCGGATTTGACCTTATAGCCTGTGCCGCATCTGCGAGACCAAAGGGCAAAGCCGCTTGCGGTTGCGGTCTCGCTGCGATGATTTCCATAGCGCGCGGAATTAAAAAGCGCACAACTCCAAGGGGGCTTTCCCAGTGGTACACTTGCACCCGTTTGATTTCTGCAATGATCATAAGCGCTCAATGTGTGTGATGTTCCCCGCCGTGCTCATGATCATGCGAGTGCGTATGTCCGTGCGCGTGCGGCTTGCGCTTCCGCTCCACAGCCCCGCCCGCGAGTCTTGCCATGTCCCGCAAAAACGCTTCCGCGTTTGCATGGTTAGGCATTGAGACCTTGTCCGTGCTGGACTTAATTGTCCCGTCCGGAAGGATTTCGATTTCAATCGTGTCGCTCATAAATTAGTCAAAGTTGAATTTGCGTCCGGTGCCCCGCACAGGTTCAGGGCGGGTCCGGGTCGCTGTCGCTGGCATTGTTTCGCTGTACCGCTTAAAACTCTTCGCGTGCGCGTCCGCTTGCCCCAGGGCCACAAAGCGGACGTGCTTACAGGTCCGCACCGTGGCCCGCTTGAATTTCCATCCTGGGCACTCGCAAGACGTGGACCCGTCAACGTAGAGCAAAGTCTGATAAACCTTGCCGGGAGCGCTCGAAGACTCAAAAAGCCAAACCGCTGCAATGTCCGATTTCATCGGCGAATAACTTGGTATTTAAAAGGAGCGGTTTGCTTGAGCGTCCAGCCGTACTTGCGGGCTTGAGACTTCACAACTTCAGCGGAATACGCTTGCCGGACTTGCTCCCTTATCGTGTCCACGTTTCCGGACCCGGAAATAACAAGCTCGCCGTTGACGTATTGAACAAAGCCCCCCATACCAAGGGCGTCAATGGCGAGCGCTGCCAGCGGAGGGTCAAGCTTGCCAATGTCCACTTGCATTGTCTGAATCGAATCACAGGGCATAAGTTAAACTCCAATCTTGCGTTGACCCGTGGCAGCGTCCGCAGTCCTTGAATAAACACCGGCTTTGCTCGCTGAAATAAAGCGACCGTTCGCCAGCGTCCGCAAGCTTTCAACTTGGTCCGGAGCGCTCACAGCAACCGGGACGATATAGCGCGCGGCTTCTGCCAAGGACAAGCCCGTCCTTGAAGCCATATCGCAGCAAGCTTTAATCTCTGCCCCCGTCCAGTTATCACACTCCGGAAGCGGGTCATTGAAAGTCCCGTCCGGGAAAAACTTTTTGACATACATTGGCCAGATTTTGGCCCGTTCCTCTTCGCTGGGCAGGTCTACAAAAAACGTCCCCAGAGAGAAGCGGCGCCGCAACTCCGGGGGCAAGCTCGCGATTTTGTTACAAGTCGCAATGAACAGCCCTTTGCCCTGTGAGACCGCTTTAAAAACTTCCATCGCTGTTCGAATTCTCCGCTCGCTCTCCCCGACAAGTGAACCCTTCATTGCTCCGGTATCAATCGCCACAACAGGGCAGCCCGCCACGTTCCCCGCTGCTTTGGCGATTGCGGACTTCCCCGTCCCCGGATGCCCCAGAAGGATGATTCCCGGAATGTTCAGGTCTTGCATGACTTTCAGAAAAACTTGCAATTGGTCTTGTGAAGTCCCGGACGTATCGCCAGCGCTCCCGGCAAGGCCCTTTTCTATTTCGTCAATGAAGCCAATGCAGCGCACCGGAGTTTTGCCGCTTGTTAAAACGCGAGTCAAAAAGTCTTTCAGGTTGCCCAGCCCGCCCAGGTCCGCAAACGTTTCCCCGCCCGTCCAGACTTGCAGCCCCGGAGTCTGTTCGATCATCTTGCGCTTGCGCTCCCAGAGTGCCCCGCAGTCGACTCCGGACTTTGAAACGGACATTGCAAGGACTTGTTCGGCGGCAAACGCAGAGAGACCGCGAAGCGTGTCAATAACCCTGGGCTTGTCCCCGTCGACGTTGCAGGGCACGGACGCTGCAATGCTGTCCACGATTGCGGAAAGTTCCGTTTCGTCCGGCAACTCTTCCGTGATCACTAAAACGTCTTGCTTGAGTTCAGCCGGGAGCGTCAATGCTGGGCACAGCAAAACAAGCGTGCATTGCTTTGACTTGAAAATGTCCCGCAAGTTCCAAAACCCTTGCAAAATATCTACCGTGTCAATGAACCGCTGCGCGTTGTGCCAAAAAAAGATTGAATTCTCCGGGGCACGCTCCGCAAGGACTTTCAGGCACTCGGCGGGGTTCAAACATTCAATCCCGTTCGGGTTCACTGTGGCCACAAAGCGCTTGCCCCGTTCGGACCCGAATACGGGGACAAGACCGCGCATAACATCCCACTCGCAAAGGGTGATTTCGGAAAGCTTGCCGTTGAGTTGCTTTAAGCAATTGGCAATTGTCTGGGCGGGGTCCGCCGATTCGATAGCGCAAAGCGGGACGCTCGCGCGGCGTATGGTTTTAAATTGTGCGGGGCTCATATCGTTTGTTTTAGTTTTACTGTGGCGAGCAATCTAGCAAGCCGCTTGTTCGTTGTCAAGAGTTTAAAAAGGTGCCCGTCCCGTAAGTGCAAGACGAACCTTGAGCTTGCCGGGACGGGTGCCCCAGGGGACAAACGAGAACCCCAGGGCGAAAGGGTTAAGGTGCTCGCCGCTCGCCGCGCATAAACGCGCGCCACTGTTCAGCCGCAAGTTGAGTCTTGAAGCGTGCGTACTCTACAGCAACCGCGTCCCGTCCAACTCCACAAAGCGCTCGCCACGGATACTCAGGGCAAGCCGGGTCGCTTTCAATCACGATAGTTGGCAGAACATATCCGGGGTGTCTGTAGACTTCGCGACCGTCGACAAGCAATCGCACAATGCAGTCGCACAGGATTGCCGGACCCCCGGACGATTGTTTAGACTTCAGGAGCAAGAGGACTTTGACCGGACCCGTAGACCTGCCCAGGTATCCGGCAACGTCATTCTCTTCAAGCCAATCTTTCCCGGTAGTGGCATCGCCCAGGAACAAGCGCACGTACGCTTTACTGGCAAAGGCCGCTTCGAGCGCTTGAACTACAGGGCGCGGCGTTGTGTCGTGGTAGTACGTTCCGGACGGTTCGCGAACATCGCGGAACTTGACGCCGGTTGGACCCGTCCATTCGTGGACAGCCGGACCTTGTGTCGTTGCATTGCTCATTGTCGTTTGTCGCTTTTGTTATTGGTTCAGTCTGGGCTTTTGCCCAGCGCTGGCGCCGCGACCTGGGGCCACGGCGCCGCCGCTGTTCAAATGCGGTGCGCCGCTTCGAATTGTTTACGTGCCGTGCTCCACCGCACCCCGGCTTTGCGCGCGTCCCGTTTCGCCTGTGCAAGCTTCTGCCCATGCCACAGGGCGGCCATGCGGTAAAGGTCCGAAAGGGCCACAACGTACCGCGTGCGCTTGCCTTTCAGCCGCAGTCCGATGAGCGCTTCAGACTGCGAACCTGCTGGCGCAATGGTTATGAGCACCGCGCGAGACCCGATACGCTTCGCGGTCTCACGTGTGACGGGCTTTTCCAGTTTCGTCATACCCCCTTCTCTTTTTCCGCTTCAATGAAAGCCCAGCCGCGCGGCGCCGCTGCGGTCTCGCACTCCGCTTTCAATATCTCAAGCAAGACTTCGCAGTCGTTGAGTGAGTCGACGGGGTCTCTGTTGGCGGTCTCTGCCAGCGCTCGCTTAAGCCAGAATGAAGCGGCTGGGCATTGCATGACACGTGCGCGCGTTGTCTTACTCATTGGCCCCTCGCTTTCATCCCGTTCAGAAACCAGCGGTTGCCAAGCAAGAGACCGTGCCGCCCATGCGTGCCGATAATCACGCCCAAGGCGTACCGTTGCCCGCACAGTGCGGGGATAACGGCGCACAGAAACCAATTGTGCCGATTGCAGAACAATCCCGCCGTGGCGAGCAGCGGGCCAAAGTTTTTGTTAAGGTTTCTCATAAGCTCAAAAGCAGTGAACAAAACCCTGTGAGTCTTCGCGCAAGTTCAAGGTGCGTTTCTTGCCCAGCCAGCGGAGCAATTCGGATTTGAAAGCGATGTCCGGATCCGTGGTATTGAATGCGAAGCGGAAAGTGAACACTTCGCCATTGTCTCTGTCCGCCATACCTTCGAGCGCAAGCCCCCAAAAGTAGGGAGCGAAAACGGGCTCACCCTCAAACTTCCCCGGCTGTGTGATCCGCTCGCCATTGTTCTGGTAGTCGCATTGTGGGGTGTTGCTCATTGTGCCCCTCCTTCCATGCCGAACGTATTCAGAGTGTGTAAGTGATCACTGGCGCACTGGGGCTTTGAGAGCTTTTGCACAGTGGAATTGCCTTTGCTGTCATAGGTGACGCGCACAAGGGTGAATTTGCCATGTGCAACGTTGTGCCCAAGGGAGGAATCCCCAGTGCGGGCTTTCAATCGCTTCATAGCAGAGACCAAGTCCGCAAGCGTCAGTTTGTCGTTTGTCTTCATTGTCGTTTGTCTGTTCGTTTGTTGTTATACCGTAGGCTGTCAACATACAGGAGAGCAATCCACAGCACAATCCGCAGTAGTACGGACGAAAGGGCTTGCCCTAGGCGAAGAGTCTGGGGTATGGAAAGGGCATGATCACAGCAGCCGAAAGCCCCCCGCCAGCACCCCCCAGGATTATCCGTAGGCGCCCCACGGCAGAGACAAAGCGCAAGCTCCGGACAGACTTTGTGCAAGGTCGCGGTTCAATGACAAGTCTGGGGCTCAAATACGGGGTCTCTCTCACCAGCGTTAAGGCATGGGCTAAGCGGGAAAAATGGAGCGAGCTTAAAACGGCGTTCAGTGAGCGAGCGCTTGAGAACACAGTCCTGCCAGTACCAGAACAGCCCGCAAGCTTGCCAGTACTCTCGCCACAGCAAACCCGAATTGCCAGAGTCGAAAGAGAGCTTGAACGGTTGGAGCTTGCCATGGACAAGGCCCATGCGGAAGACGGCACGTGCAACGCGCAAACCGTTCGCGATGTAAGTGCCGCGCACTCAAGACTTTTCGACGTATGGTGCACCCTCACAGGAACGCCGCGACCTGGGGTCCGGAAGACTGTGAAACCGGGTCGCTCGCTCGCTCCTATCATTGCGCCTACTGAGTCGACAGCGCAAGCGGTTGAACCTCAGAAGCTTGGCGATTAATGGCATCACAATGCTTATTATGTTTCAATCGGGCTTGCTCCTTTCGTAAGTGACTCCTAAGCATGCTTTTGCGCTGGTCTGGACCGTCACCGCGGGCCCAGGGCGGCACCCCCCGCGCGGCGTG